ACAAACAAGTTACATTCAACCTCTTCTTCAGCTTCACCTAATTCATCTGGTGTTGGATCTCTTCCTAACACATCTATACATGCTTGCTCAACGCTATTCATGCAAGTGCCTTGAAGTGCTGATATAATATCGTCTAATTGTTTGTAAGTTAAAATCATTTCTCTAATCTTGCTGCACGTTCGGCCCTTACAAGTTCATGCGCTTTCTTAGTAAGTTTAGCCAAAAGTACCTTCAACATAGGATTCTTGTCTTCATACAGCTTGTACAAATCTTTCCTATTCTGCCAACTCAACTTCTCATTGAATTTAGCACCATAGGCACCGTGCTTCTTTAGGATACCGTGCTTGATCCCAAACTCAATATCATCCTTTCCAAGTACGATTCCATAACCATATCCAATCTCAACGCTGAATTTCTGCTTAGGTCTGTCAAAGTCAGTCTTGACTGTGTAGACCTGTGTTCGTTGACCAATCTCATCTTCGCCACTCTTATATCCTTCAACCCTTGCCAACTCCAGCCTTATAGTTGGCCAAAATTCCATCGCCTTACCTCCATAAGAACTCTTACCCACACTACCAATATTGTCATACGCTCTATTGATTATGAATAAAGTCAGATCATTATCATCAATCAAACCAGCTGTTCCTCTAAGTCCAAACGCTATCGCTCTAGCAGCTGCACCCATTGCAGCATTTTTGTCCTCATCTTTAGTTCCAGCTTTGGCATTTTTCCTAGTATCCATGGTTTCTGCCTCCTGTCTTGATACAGTCTGACCTAATGAATCCCAAACAAATAGGAATCTTGGACGTTCTTCTATTTCAGATTCAGACCACATATCATTGACTTCGTCAACTATTCTAGCGATCTCACTGAACACCTTCTCAATTGTCCTTGTCTTTGCTATCAATACATTATCTACATCTAGACCAATCATTTCTGCCAATTCCCTGTTATCCCTGCGCTCTGAGGATAGAATAACTGGAATGGCCCTGTCTTTATAGGTATTCATGACTGCCTTCAAAGCCTCTAAGCTAAAGGTTGTCTTGCCACTCTGTGATGCTCCACGAACTTCTACAATTCCTGAAGGATATCCCATTGTTCGGAGATTGTAGTCTAGAACAGGAGAACCTGTTGAAATCCAAGATTTTTGATCTCCGAAATAATCTATATCACTAAATTTGATGACTGATTGGCTATCTATCTTGTCAACCAACTTTTGCATTATTCTACTCATGACTTTGTTGTTTTATTAGAAAGGGACACCGTATTGATGCCCCTTTCTAACTTGATTTCGTGCGATCTTACGTGTTTACTTCTTCCCCTTGAGCTTTGCCTTGATATCACTCAAACTAATTGATCCTGCCTTGCTTTTTGTTACAGGTTTAGCCTTCGCTTTGACTGGCACTTCCTCTTCTTCATCTTCTTCCTCCTCATCAACTCCATCCATGGCCTCTCTAATCTCTTCACGTAACATATCATCACTTTTACTAGATGTGATACGTATGTTGAGACTTTCTTTCTTGATGAGATTCTTTAGCTTCTGCCTATCCATCTCATCATACTTGTCCATCTCTTCCTCATCCTCTTCTACTTCTTCCTCTTCTTCATCCTCGTCATCATCCTCCTTTGCAACTGCTTTCTTAGATGTCACCTTCTTAGGTGCTGACTTCTTCTTAGATTTTACTGGAGAATCATCTTCGTCTTCTTCACTATCACCAGATTCCCACGTGTTATTTAGGGATTCAATAAGTTCCTCCCATTCATCTGTATCGCAAAATCCAATCTCATTCTTTTCATCAAAATTTCTAATGCCTTCGCAAGCTAATTCAAAGTCTCTACTGCTGTAGACATTAGAAAATTTACTGATTAGAGGATCATGACTCATGAACTCATCAATCTGCTCATCTGTTAGCGGCAATGGTTCTGGCTTACGTCCCAAAGTTACGCTATACTTGTCCTTAGCAACTTTCTTCTCAGGCGAATACTTCACAATGACGGGCATTCCATCATCTGGATCTGTGAATGGATCAACCTCGATAGGTTCATCATCATCTTCCATAGATGCAATTTCATTGAATCCATCACGGACCAATTTGCCAAACTCTAACAATCCAAATTGACTATCATCGCCGTCAATCTTTAATGCATAAGCTGTCCATGCATTAGAGTGGCCAATACCTTCCTTCCAATCGGTGATAGTTTTAGCTTTTTCAGCTGCTCCATCAATGCCATTCTCTATCAGGTGCTTCTTAGCTTTTTCAATGTATTCCTCAAAGATGTCCTTTTTAGCACCTCCATGAACCTTAGCATTGAATACAGACTTTCGCCCCATCTTACCATCTTCTTTCTCGATGCTGACCCAATGGGTGACTTTCATCTGGTAGAAGGGATCCGGCTCATCAGTTCCATTAGGATGGGCTGGAAATAGTCGAAATTTGTTAGTTCCCTTACTGATTTCAAGGAACCCTGCTCTGGATCCGCCGCCACCAGTTAGTTTGTCCTCCTTCTGTGCTTGATCTTGGAGTTTCTTCACCTTAGTGGCTTTCAACTGATCCCTTAGACTCTTAGCCATTTTCTCTTTGTTTAGTTTCTTTAGTTCTTTACGAAAGTCAACCATTTTTGATAACCTTAGCCTTTTATGAGAGGTTTCTTGATCATCATCTTAATGCCATTGAAAACTCTGCCATCTACTTCTGAAGTGTCTCCATCTCCTAATCCTATTACAGAAGAGAGCTTGTCAAGTTTATCATCTTTAGATTTAGCTGCCCAATAAATTGAATTGATGTATTCTTGTTGTTTCTCTAAACCTATGATCTTCTTCTTTCTAGCTTTATATCCACCTAAGCCTTCAACGTGATCTGTAACTTGATCAATTGTATACTTGTATCCTCTAACTAATTTTCGTGTTTCATCATTATCCCAAGATTCTCTAATTTCTGCCTTTGTTCTAGAATACCAAATCTCTAGATCCAACTTCGCTTCTCTGAGATCGCTATTCGCTTGCGCTAGTAATGATCCTAATTTATTCAATATCACAGAGAATGTAAGAGTTTCTGCAAGAAGATGATTATGATCTACTCTTAGAATTTTGTCGATATCTATCTCTTCATCATCTTCAAATAGATTCGTAACCATAAATAGTTGACGATCTCCTATCTTAATCGGTATCTTAGCCATTTTCAGTTCCAATTTTATCGTCTACATCCATGTTATCATAATGTTGTATCAATCTGTCTAGATAATCTCTAGCCTTGACAATGTCTGTTATGTTTCCCCCTTTAGTAGATCCAGGTCTGATAAATCTCTCAATATATTTCTTAGCGTTAAACACACACCAGAAATTTCCATAAGGCTCATGCATTTGAAATGCTTGAGCTATTATATCATTTTCCTTATCGCCGTACTTAGCGCGGTTGGATTGTTCTAAGCTGTCTGATGAAGCCATGTTTTGATCTGTTTGATTATTGTGGTGTCGCCTTCAAATTTGAGTATTATATCTATTGATTTATCACAATGTTGAGACAACTTTTCATTACAATATCTATGAATCTTCCTAAGATCCTTGTTACCCATATCAATCTCCCTCTTTAGGTAATACAACATAGATAACCAATCAGCTAATTTAACTATTGATTTTGTCACTGATCTCGTCATCAGCATTATGTTATCATTCATCAAAACATCTGATGCAGTGTCGACACTAAACTTCCTTTCTGATGCACTTACAACATACTTATCTAACAATTTCCTTATCTCATCTCCATTATCATTGTTATGTTTAACCGTATGGAGTATGTCTCCTGTAAACATCTCATCAAAGTCATGAAAGATTGCTTTCGTGACTATCTCCAACGTTAATTCATTATCGTTGTTTCCCCAAATTTCTTGACACAAAAGACGTGTGAACCAGACAACGATAAATGTATGATGACCTACGGATTCATCGTTGATTCTACGCCAGCCATTCCAACGGACCATATTGTTGATACGATCGAAATCATCATCGTTGAATATCTTCTCAAATATCATAGCTCAATTACTTCTGTTGTTTCCTCATCTGAGAAAAGCATAGGTTTCTTTAGATAGGTATCATATTTCACCTTACCTGATATAGCGAGCAATGGTGACTTTTTCTTAGTTAATGCAATTATTGAAGTCCCTACTTCAGACCATACATCAGCCCATATTCTTACTTGTATGATTTTGTTATTACTCTCCATAGTAATTATACCGCTCTTACCATATCTTGTATTTGCCTCGTCAACATACATTACTCTTCCAGCTACACATGCTGATTGCCAATCTTTTGCTTTCGCTAATTGATTTGCTGAAAGATAAATCTTTGCTTGAACCTTATATCCAGAATCAACCAATATCGCCTTAAAATCAACCTTACCATAGCCCGTGAGTCTCTTTTGTTCCAATATCCAAGCATATTCTCTCTCCCAATTCCCAGTCGTGTATTGTGAACGTATCTTTTGTTTTTCACTAGGAGTTCTATACATATCTAAGATGATCCTCAATCTATCCTTAGGTTGATTGATTTCATACAGACCATCAAAAGCACCTGCTAGTATCAAATGAGTTGCAGCACCTTTTCCAGTTCCTGTACCTCTCATTCTATCTACAAAATCATTGATATTCTTAAATTTACCATTAGTTATGCGCTCTTTGACAATATTTGAAGTGGTTGCTGGCCCTACTCCCTTCACTTGTTCAAATGACCAATATATTCTGTGATTCTTAGGATCTGATATGAACTTACCAGTTGATTTATTGATGTCTGGTAGAATTACACTAACGTCTATCTTTCTTGTTTCAATCTCATCTAATACATTCGTAATGTAATTTTCAGACTTAGCAAAATTCAACGATGATGTGTAAAATTCTTCAGGATAGTAACATTTCAAGTATTGACACCAATACCCCATAATCGAATATGAAGCAGCGTGCGATCTATTGAAACCGTATGATGAAAATGCCATCATTTTATCCCACACCAATTCTGCTTTGCGCTTAGCTTCTTTTTCCTTCATTCCAACTGGCTTTGATTGATGCACGACGCTTAGCTCTTGCTTCCTTAGTGAAGGCATTCATCATAATATGTCGTTTGGTTTCCCATTGTCTTTTCGCTGATAATCTACGTTTCTCACGCGTTGTAGGTAAATTATTGAAAATTCTCAATGAATCCCTCAATTCTTTAGAAGTATCAGGTGATGACCAAGCTCTCTTAACACTTACGCTGATATTTGAGGCATGGATAGCGGTCTTTTTCTTTCCTTTACTTGATAAACTTTGTTTTTGACGTGTATATTCTGAGGCTTTGGTTCCCTTGCGTCTCAATGAAATTTGCCTCCTAGCTTCATAATTACCTAACCAAAATTGAATTGCAGATTGTTTAATTTTCTCTCTAACAATTGGTATTTGCGCTGGATTGATGGTTCCAAATTCATTAGATGATCCAGGCAGTATATTGTATCCTATGTCTATATTTGTGGAATTGAATTTCTTAATGAAGTATCTTTCCATATTATCTAATGCTTTCTGTGATAAGCACCTGCACAATATTTCTTTATTGAAATTCTTACGTCCATACTTAGATATTGCAAGTATAATCATAACACCAGAACCCAAGTAACGTGGATTGTCTTTTGAATCTTGACCAATATAAATCTTACCATTGACCAAACAGATTGTTTTATAGATCACCATCCTTCTTAGTCATTAAGAGTTTAGAATAACCAGAAATGAATCGTTCCTTAAATTCATTCATCGCTATCTTATCAAATTTCTTCATAGCGGTCCTTGCGCGGTCGGCATCAGCCAAACTCATGCCACCCAATACCATAGCTTGCATCACTTGTTCTTGATAGATCATTAATCCCATAGTCTTTCCAGTGATCTTCTCAAAGAACGGATCAATATCAGCATCTTTTAGGCCATGCTTTATCTCTCCGTAGTCTTGGTGAGCATTGGATCCCATTGGTCCTGGTCTATACAAAGCATTCATAGCGATCAAATCCTCTATATTGTCTGGCTTGACAAATCTTGAATACCTCTGTAATCCAGCTGTGCCGAACTGAAATACATCTTCATTGTAACCCTTAGAGAATATTGAATATACCTTCTCATCATCCAAAGGGATATCTTCAAGAACTATCTTCTTTTTCCTGTTTTTATTGATTAAATCTAATATGAAAGTGAACTTGTCTAACTGAACTAATCCTAAGATGTCTTCTTTCAAGAATCCTGCGCGTTCTATGTATTTACCTTCCCATTCGGACACGAGTACAAATCCATTTTCGTCATCTAACCATATTTTTCTAACAGGCATCCAATCGAATACATCTACATCTTCCCCATCTTCATCCTTCTTTGGTACAATAACTACAGCTGAAGCATGTATTGATGACGTCTGCGCTTGGTTTAAGACAGGCTTCATAGAATTCATCAACTCAACATTTGAATTGACGAAACTCTTTAGAACCTTGTTCTTTTGTGAATCTTCAAACAAATCATCCCACACATAATTGTGTCTATCTTCGATCTTCTTAGTTACAAAATTTACAGACTGAAATGGGAGATTGTCGGACCTGCCAAATCCCTTTATAGCACTTTTCAATTTCAATCTATTGTAAGTTCCTATAGATACAACGTGATTCTTACCATACTTTTTCTCCATATACCTCTTCACCTCGTCTCTGTTGAGACCTTCAAAATCCACATCAATATCAGGAAGAGCATCTGCACTCTTAGACCTTTCTCCAGATACTCTAGTTTTGTTTAGGAATCTCTCGAATAGCAAATCATATTGAATTGGATCTACAGTGGTTATATCTAACAAATAAGCTATCAAAGATCCAGCAACAGATCCACGCGCTGGACCAACTAAGTATCCTTGTTCTTTAGACCATTTTATGATATCCCAAAGTATCAAAAAGTAGTCAATGAATCCAGCACCAACTATTACCTCAGCCTCTTCCTCAAGTCTGTCTATATATTGCTGTATTATAGCATTCTTATCAGGATTTGAAGACACCTTATCAGTTATCCCTTTCTCTAGTATACTGAAGAATAGATCATCCTTATCACCATCACATTCAAATTCAGGCAATTTGTGAGTTCCAATTTGAATAGAATATTCACATTCTTTAGATATCTTTAGAGTATTATCTATTGCTTTTTCTATGATATCCCAAAATTTCTCATTTAGATCATAGTTGAAATTGAAAGATTCTATATGATCATCAACACATTTATAGTATTGATTGTGACTTAAAGCACCTCTATTTCTCTTTATGTCATTCAAATACATCCTGCTCTTGTAGTATTCTTCATCGAGATAATAAGAATCACCTATTAGAACTGGACTGACTAACTTAGACAATTTTTCTATATAATTCTTTATGCCGCTAGCATATTCGCTGTACTTTCTTTCTTCAAAGAAATTTAAGCTGTCTATTTGGTAGTAAACTCTGTAGAATAGCTTCTTGTATTTAGCTATCAATTTCACACTATTATTGATTCTTTGATCTTCATTGATTATTGAGTTCGTACTAAGAATCAAAATAACGCCTTCGCCTAGATTCAAAAATTCATCATGATCTATATACCCCTCGTTATCTATGTTTATTGCTCTGTTGATCTTCAGTATATTCCTCCAACCTCTCTTATTGGCAGCAAATACTATGAATTCATGTATAATGGGATGTCCTTCAGCTGTGTTTCCAAATTTCACATCTATTGTCTCTCCTAGTATAGGTTTGATTCCTTTCTTTTCACATTCGATCTGATGTGATAATGTTCCTGCTAATGTGTTTTTATCACATATCCCTAAAGATTCATGTCCATAGAATTTAGACTTCTTCACCCAATCTTCAGCAAGTCCGCTACCATTCAATAGTTCATATTCACCATGTATACCTAAGTGACAAAATGGTATGTCATGATCTGTTTTTGCCTTACCTATGTATTTGAAGTCATTCAATTTCATCGACAAATTTTGCTCATCGAGGAACAACGATCTGTCAATATCAGTGAAGTAATACAACCCACCAAATTCAAAGACAACAGCGCGCAAATCTTCATGATTCTCGATGATAGTTCGATCTGATCCAGACAACAAGAATTGATTTTCTGAATTGATCAATAGATCATCTCCACTTTCTATCAACAAGAAAGCACCAAATTCCGCTACAGAATAGATGCTTTCTTGGATATGCTCTAGATTTATTCTATTCTTAGAGCACCATTCTTCAAAGTTTGTCATAGACTTCCGATTTCGCTACCTAAATTGTGCTCTTGTATCAATGACATCTTGATTTTATGATCTACAATCCTATTCAATGCCCAGTTCTTCGCTAAAAGCAAATAGTCTCTGCAATACATTCCACAATTCTCTTCAATGAGAATCAAATCAGACAACAATTTAGATCGAGAATTATCACTAATTTGTCTTTTCTTGTAGTTTACAAATACTTCCAATATCTGGAATACAGTAATCATGTACTTTGAATCTCCTAATGATTTTGGATGCACATTTGTTTCTATATCAGAATACATACATTCTTCAAGAGATCCTAACATTTCATCAATTATGTCATCTAAGATCTCAATTCTCTCTAATGGCTTACTTGATTCAATATGAATATCCATCTTAGATTCATTGACCAAATTGTATATTCTATAGTTGTTCAATGAATTGTTCATCCTTCTAGGAATCTCATTTTCAGTGTATAAATGTAAACTCTTACTGTTATGTGTTTGAGTTCCTACTTCGACCCCTAGAGAAATAGACATCAATTCAAGTATCCAACTGAATTGGAATACATTAGTTGGTAGACCCCAATGTAAATCGTTAGATCTGTTAGCAATAGTCATATGTAACTTATTGTCAGATATCTGTAGCATAACAAGATCATTACAAGGAATGTCTTTGCTATTAGTGAGATCTAAAGTTGGATTCCAAATAGACATCACTGCTCTTCTGGTGTCTGGCTGAGTATGTAATAAATCTATGACAGTCGCGATTTGATCTATTCCATACTTAGATAAATAAACAGAATGCATTTGCTCTTCACCTCCTATTGGCTCAATGCTAGATTTGCCATAATGTCTCAATCTAAATCCATACGGAGCATGAAAATTCACACCATCATCTGAGAATCCAGCCATATTACTATTGAAGAACTTGAGGAATTGTACATCTTTTCTCCCTCCCCAAATCCACAATGCTTCTGCTAATAGAAAGAATATGTTTACATCTCTATCGTATCCTCCCACACAACGCTTGATTGGATTATGTAACTCCACTTTCCAATTCAATTGTTCTTTCACAGGTCCATTTCTAGATGAAACACTGTCTCCTTTCGCTAATATCCTTTCATTCAGATCTGGATAGATATCCATGAAATTATCCACAGATGCTGCTTTAACTACAAAATCTACATTATTCATCAGTCTTGTTTGTTTTTGTAAACCTGTTCAACTATCACTTTCATATCAGACAATTCTCTCCCCATCCTCAATGCGACTTCTTCAACATCAGATTCAAGTATCTTATCATTATCCCCTAATATATCTGCGAATATCTGATAACAAACTTGTGAATTTGATAACCAATTCTTGTTGCTTTCTTGTGGGAATATTACTCGTGGTTCATGTTCTTCTGCATAATCAAGTTTAACGCTAGTAAAGGACATGATTATTGCTTGATCTCCTACATTAAAATGATGTGCCGCTGCTCCGTTCAAGCAAATGATGCCAGTTCCTGCTCTCCCAACGATAACATACGTCTCTATTCTAGCTCCATTCCTATTATTCACAACAAGAACCTTTTCATTCCTAACTAAACCAACAGCATCCATCAAATTCTTATCAATTGTTATGGATCCTACATAATTCAATTTAGAATCAGTCACTACGACGTTGTGTAATTTTGACTTTAGAACGGTTGCATACATAATTCTTGCCTGTTTTTATTAGATGGGTTTAGGAACCTTAGTCTTTTCATAACCTTCTTCTAATTCTGGTATGAATGGCAATTCTGGTGGGAATTTACCTGTAAAGTACTCAATTATATCATTAGCTGAATCTTGTTTACCTAAGGCATCATCCATGAATACCTTAGAAAATTCCAACATAATACGTATATCTTTGATATCCAATGTTGCCCAAAAGATCCTGAATTCGACTGTTCCTGTGAAGAAAAATTTATGTATGTTTATGCCTTGTCTAGTATATGAGAGTGGAACAACAACTCTATTTTTAGTATAACATAGAGAAACTCTATATTCTGCTAATGATTCAACACTCATTATTAGATCATGTTTCCACTGTTTCACCATTCTTTCTCTATAGTGAGCCCAAAAAGCTCTAGAAAATTCAGGTCTTTTAGTGAATTGACCAGGTCCCATAGTCATCATCATGAATTTGTCATAATGATCAAATGCATACTGCTGCAATACCTTCAATTTATGTAAAGTATCTTTTTCATCATCTGGATCGTAGAAATTACCCACATGAGTTTGTAAATTACATCGATAGTTTATATTTGCATCTTGTCCCTTGAGCAATTTTAAGCACTTCTGCGCAACGATCACTTGTCTGCCAATACCGATTGTAGGCTTGGTATTGATCTCACCACCTAGCATGTTTTTCGACTTAGCTGTTGTGTCAACTGCGAGCCCATTTGAGTTGACCAAAGTCGTTTCTTTCTTTGACCATGAACATCCATCTGGTAAGTCAATGAGATCTCTGCGAAAATCCACAGCTTCTATCTCAAGACCATAAGAATAATTATCAATAGACATAATTTGAAGTTATCTTATAGCAGAAGGGGCTGGTGTTACCCAGCCCCCGATGCTCTTGTCAGTATTATGGTTCAGTATTCTCTAGAACCTTAGGTCACTTCTTCACTTTCTTCACTACCTTCTTCATTGTCTTTTTAGGTTCTTCTTGAACCTCTTCAGAAGGAGCAGTCTTTTTCACTGTCTTCTTGGAGACTTTCTTGTTGGATTTGTCAGATTCGCGCATCTTTTCTTCCAAACGCTTACGACTTGCTACAGCGCGCTTATCTTGACTCTCCAGACGTTGTTGCATTGTCATGATCAAATCATTGGCAGCAAGGATCTGATTCACTTCTTCAACATTGACACGTGGTACGAACACCAGATTAGCGTTGAAGTTCTTGAACTCCCGATCAATGTCGCCCAATTCCACATTTTCCTCAACTTCCTCTAATCCTTTCAAGGCATTGAAGAACAGATCACCGATCAATTCATCTTCAGCATTGAAGCGCAAGCGATCATAGCTGAAGATGGCACGCTTTGTTGCTTCCAATGGAGCCCATGCTGTGAAGCCATTTTTCAGCAATTTGATCTCAAGATCTTCATACCGATCAACAAATGGTTCCTGAATAGCTTCAACGTGCTTTGGATCTTCCTTACTCCAAACAGTTACACGTGACCGACTTGCTTCTTTCTTCACAGGAGCCTTTCTAGTTGGAACTGTCTTCTTGGAAATTGGAGCTTTCTTAACAGGAGCCTTTTTGGAAGTCACCTTTTTCTTAGGCTCCTCATCATCTTCTTCTTCCTCCTCATCATCTTCTTCTTCCTCCTCATCATCTTCTTCTTCCTCCTCATCATCCTCTTCTACCTCTTCTTCTTCATCTTCTTCCTCTTCTTCAGCTACCTCATCGTAATCTTCTTCCTCTTCATGAGAATCCTCATCTTCTTCTGCTTCTTCTTCTGCTTCTTCTGCTTCGTAGAAGGCTTCATACATATCAATCAATTCTGAAAGTGGTTCACTTTCCACATCTGTGACTTGCTCTTCTGCAAGTGCTTTGATAAGCTGCTTTTTTGCATCGTCTTCAGACTTTGCCTTGATTCCCAAGGAAGCAAGTTGTTTTGTTTGAGCAGCTGTCAGGGTTGTTACTTTCTTTGCCATTTTGTTGGGGTTGTTAGTTTTTCTTTGGTAGATGATTTAACTGTAGTCAAAAACCTTATTACACATTTTCATCTCTACTTGAGAAGGAAATGTATGTTCTATTGTCTTCGCTGAGTAATTCTGACCTCCTTTGAGATAGTTTCTCTCTCTGACAAACTATCAGATCGCTTACGTCAACACTTCGACAAATGCTTTGAATTCTCTGTATATTGTGACCTTTCAAGTGCATTATGTATGCTCTCTTTTGATCTGTGTCTAATCCTTCAAGGATATCAACTCCCTGAATGATGACATTTTTGTTTGTGAAATCGATATTCGTATCATACGAAAATGATGTACCTATATCGAATCCAACATCTGACATGGAAATGATACCCTTCACTTTTTGATGTTTTGTCCCATCAACAAGTGTGGAGTATCCATTGATCTTCTTGGATAGATCAATTATCACTTTCTTGAGATTGGATTGGATATAGAAAGGTAATGGAACTGGCTTGTATTTTCCAACTTTTCTATACTCTGCCCACTTTTTGGCAAACTTCAGAATAGAATACCAGATCTTCTCTTTCAATTCCTGTACTACATCTTCTTGGGTCATACCAAGATTCTCGTAATTATACAGGTGTTTTGCATATTTCTCTGCTAAGTTCTCATAGCGTTCGTAGAGTTCGACAGCCTTTCTCTTTGACTTATGCATGTCTTGTACGGTTTGGTTGTTACGATCCTTCTAACAGTTGGCAAATTAAATACTTGAAATGATAGAAAGCAAATTTTTTTTTCATTTATTTTTGTTTTCTTAGGATTTTATGTGATTACCGGATCAAAAAATCCTTGTCACTCTTTTGATAGGTAGGTAAATCACATCACTTGCGCCTTTTATTTGTACGCCTGCTATATTAGAATCAAAATTGATAGAACGCATTACACCAACCCTAATGGAATCTTCTAATAATACTTTGACATGTTCCTCGATTCTGTAATAATAGACAAGTTCATAAGAATTCAATAGGGAAGGTGGACCATGATCAAGATACACTCTTGATCTGTATTCTCTGTTGAGACTTGAATCAGTAAAAATTGAAGGTATCTTGTTTTTACTAGAGATATCTTCAATCTTCAATCTCTTATGATTATACACTCTCTTATAGTAATCTCTGTCCTTTTTCTTTGGATATATCTTTGATCTTAACTCATTGAGAAAATATTCTATCTGTAATTCCTCAAGATAATCAGGAATAGATATGTTGCGGCTCTTAGTACTCATTGATAACTCAACTTCTTGTAATTTACATAGCTCAGCCCAAACTCAATCGGAGGCTTTAATCTATTGAAAACTTTAGATATATCATCTGAGTTGCTGTCTCCTAAGTCTTTATCCTTAGTGAAACCTAACAATACTTTCTCAAATTCATTCTGAAGTACTAATCCTTGATGTTTTGCATTATCTAATGCATCTGGATCTTGAATTAGAATTACATTTGTCACTCCTCTCTTCTGTAATTTTCTTATCTGTTCAATAGATATTGCTTTTCCAAAGGTAGCGCAAGACTTCATCTCTCTTTCATTGTCTAATCCTAATACCTGATCAACTCTTATTTTATCAAAGTAGCCTTCAACTAATATAACCCAATCAGTATAGAACATTATCTCATCATATCCTAACAATAATTTATTGAATTCAGTATTCATTGAATTCTTATATCTAACATGTTTTCTCTTCGCTCCTTCTCTCTTGTATTTACTATTGATCTCATCTATTTGTAATTTAGATAAAGTTGATCTCCCTAAATATCCTTTAATTTTTCTAGATTCCTCTACAGCCATCATTACATAATCTCGCAATCCAACCTTTATGTTTGTTCTTCCAACTATGTATTTCTCATATTCAAATTTAGTGAATCCTCTAACATCAAGGTATGGATCTGAATTGGATCTTTTGAATCCAATAGGCATTTTCATTTCTGGAACCTCAAGACTTGTTGAATTCACAGGATCTTCTGAAAAGAGTATGTTATTTAGTCTCTTTTGTAAATCTGAATAAGATCCGTCTTCAAGTATAGTTAATTTATTTAGCTTAGTTAGCAACTTCACAATGTTGCCAACTTCCCCGCATTTCTTACAATCCCAAGCATTCACATATGTTCTGCCTCTCTTAACTAATGCTTTTGCAATATTTATATAGAAATGTCCATCCTTAGAACAAAATGGACAATCAGATATGATATGATCACCTCTTGAATTATACCTACTCCCACTAAGAAGTTCTTTGAAATCTATTCTACCCATGGTATGCGCTCCAACGTTACATCAGAATATATGTTGTTCAAAGTATGTTTTCTGTCATAGAATCTTGCTCTAGCAAGATTTTGTCCTATTAGTATAGGATCGACACCACCATCATGTTCTCTCAATTTATCTGGAAAGATTCTCATCACTCTGTCTCTCTTCTCATCTCTTGTTTGATTCAAGGTGAAGAAGTTATCAAATGGCCTTAGCTTTCCCTTATCTTCTGATAAATTCCAACGAGTCATTAGATAATCTGGATCCTCTCTCGATTCAGGTGGAACAGCTGATGCTTGTGTGACACTTATCAATGATAAATTGAATTCTACAGCTATGTTTTTCATCAATTTAGCAACGTTCTGTTGCCTAAATCTCTCTTCTGAAGGGCTGTAATACTTTCCATCACCAGGATCAACGAGATCTAAATAATCAATTAGAAGTAGTGAAATATCTCCATAAGATTTGATCATTTCGATTAGTGAATTTCTAATATCCACCATAGACCAATTCCCAAATTTCTCACGTGCTTCTATGTATATTTCTCCACCTATTCTTTTGACTATTTTTTGAAGTTTCTTGTATCTTTCTTCGTCTACATTGCTTATCTTCATGTCTCTGTAAAGAGTACCTGTCCAAGCTGCATCATATCTATCTAACGCTTGCTGTCTTGTGCCCTCTGCTTGAAAATGAGCAACACGATGGCCTCTTCTTGATGCAGCAATTCCTAAATGTATCAATAGCTGAGATTTTCCAACACCTGAATCACCTAAAAATAATGTTGTTTCACCTAATTGAGTGCCGCCATCCATTATTACATCTAACAAATCAATTCCTGTAGGTATGTATTTATCTAAAGAACTCGTTTGTTGCTTAAATAATCTCTCTAAGAATCTAGTATCAAAATCCCTATATATCTTATCATGAAGTGCTTTATTCATAGAGAAATCACGTAATTCCTCAGCACCTTTAGTAAATTTCAAATACGCTTCATCTTTCTTGCCTTCATTATACACATCTCCAACTTCTTCATAAAGCTCTATGAATTTGTGTTGTTTGATGAATTCTGAAAATGAGGATATTAGACCTTCATAGTCAGGAGTGATGATTGATCTTATCTCTCCTAATGCATCATCAGCCTCATCTACTTTTGCTAATTTTTGACTAAGTATCCCAACTGTTGGTGGTCTACCTTCCTTATCCATATAGGTATTGATAGCCTTCCAAACTTCTCTATATCCTGTCTTTTCAGGGATATAGCTTGTTTTCATGTATTTCCTAACTATTAAAAGCATATCTCTCTTATTGAGACATGCTTTGAAAAGTTCAGGAAGATAGGACTCGTCTAAGTAATTCTTCATGACATTCTTGCCTTATGAATATTAGGATATTCTTTCTGTAATAAATCTATACATCTTGTCCTATTCACGCAAGAAACACATAATGATGATGATTCTCTGAATAAAGTGGTATTTGCTAAGCACCACAATAGACCTTCTGGCTTTCCATACAATTTTCTCTTATGACTTTCTTCAAATTCATTATCTTTATGTATTAGATTTAGAAAAACTTTGTTTGAATTGATTTTCCTGTATTTATCTCTAACTCTTGCTCCGATCTCTAATCTCATTTTGCTTCTAAAGTATGAAGCTGCATATGCCTTGTCTCTCTTCAGATTCTCATATCTTTCTATGGATGGTTTACCTATGATCCAAGTGAGCTTTATGCTTTGAAGTCCATACTTTAGTGACTTTTCTCTCTTATACCACCAATGGAATGATAACTCAATAAAATCTATCAACCAATCTAATCCTATAGACGTTTCATAATTATTTTCCAAATACGATAGGAAGTTGTCTATCGCTATACGATTCAATTTGTTGTCTGGCAAATTGTAATCTGTGTTCAAAGTAACTGATCTATAGAAATCTTGATAAATACTAACGATCTTGATTCTCAATTCATTTCTATCAATCATTTTTGTATATTCAATTCAAACCAATTTATTAGATAATCTTCTAAATCTGATACAATGTTATCACTGAATTCGATTACATCTATATTTTCAACTCCAGTCTTTTCTTCGTATGCCTGTATTCTTTGCAAAGCGTGATCTTCAAGGTATTTAACACCTTGGTCAATTATATCAACAGCTAATGCTTTCTTCTTGTTTTCTGTGACTCCCAATACTCTTCCTCTCCTTTGTATGATCAAAGTTGTTTCTTTGCCAGAATCAACATTTAAGAACACTTCTACAGCTGGGAGTGTTATTCCTTTCTTCCATATGTCAGAAACTAACAATACTCCACCTTTTTTAGATAAGAATGACTTTTTTACAGACATTCTTATAGTATCCTTATGCTCTCCAGATAAAAATGTGTATCCTGTAATATTTTCTATCTTTTTGCCATGTTCGACACTATTAAACATGGCTAATGTCTTCAAATCTAAGCTATCGCAAACAGTTAGCAATGATACAATTATGCTGTTGCGACGCTCATTATCTATGACAATTGATCTGAATACATCTCTGTATTCCATAGAATCCTGCCAAGGTTTGTGTTCATATTCAATGGACAACAATAGCATTTTGTTTTCAGCCAAAACACCTTTATTCACTAATGTCTTCTCTTCAATCTCGTATATGATTCCACCACAAAATCCATCTACATTGAATTTATGCACTTCATCTGAATACTTATGAGGAGTAGCTGAAAGAGCGAGGACATACTTGATATTAGATGCCATTCGCAATGCAACCATTCTAGGTTTGGATTTCCCATATTCTTGAACTTCATCTATTATGAGCATATCCAAATTACTCAAATATCTTGACATTTGAGCTTTTCTTTCCTTAGCTACTTTTAGATCTTCTTTTGTGTATTCCCTCTTACTTGGCTTTCCCTTTAGTGCTGATTGTATCGTTTGTATCATGGCGATTGTCACCATTTTACCTATCTTGAAGTCACTTCCTCTAATCTGTCCTATTTCACTTTCAGGTATTCCTGAAATGGCTGATATATCTGATGCTGCTTGTTTGAACAAATCAACGCTATCAACTATGAATAAACTAGAAGATATGAGTTTTTCCTTCAATAGAAGTCTGATTATTTCAGAAGCTATGAAGGTCTTCCCACCTCTTGTAGGTACCATTATTACACCATATGTCCTTTCTAGAAATTCTATTATTGAATCTCTTTGATAATCTCGATCAGGTAATAAGAATGGATCACTAAATTTGACCCAATCTACATTTTGATCATCATATCCAATCAATTGATATTTGATTCTCTTCTTACTTAGAGCTTCTAACACATATTCAATCAATCCAAACCAAAACCACTTCCTACGTCCGTCATAGAATCTTACTTTCCCATCCCAATGTTTATCTTGAAATAGCTTAGAATATTCAGCACCAGGCATGAATATTGAAAGTGATTTTTCAATCACTCTTCGTTCTCTGTTATCGCAATAATAATATGTATATAAGCCTCTACGTTCAAGGACAACCATAATCCATATGAACTTTAGGCAGAGATGATTGTCAGTAGCTTATGACTAACTTCAACTCTTCTTTCTTAGACAATGATGATTGATATGCTTCTAATTCAGAGCACTCAATTCCGTCAATTGGATTAGGGCTTATTGGAGTTCTTTTGATCCATATTCCTAATCCGTCTGAAATATCTAATCCATCGGCAATCAATATTCTATTTCCTTCTCCAATTGGTGAATAGAATGTTGCATTATATGGAAGTGCTCTTGGACTATTTACAGCTTCCATGACTTGTCCATTGGAAAGTGTAACTATCGCTACTTCTATATTACAATCATTCGTTCTATTGAAATTTGTAAATTCATAGTCTAACCCAGGACTTACTAATATTTCTAAAGTGTTAAAATCTAATCCAAGACCATCATAATCTGGTGGAGAGAATGTTATTACAGCATCAGTTCCATCCATATGTGACTCCATAACGTGTAAGGATACATCAGAAGCTAATATGGATCCATCCCACAAATCTGCTACTAATAAATCTCCACCTCCAATCTTTTGAGCAAGAATTTGATCGTAGAGCAATGAAAATTGTCCAGCTGGATATCCGGCTGGGATTGTCAAAGATAATTGCTCTCCGACAATTCCTGCCACTGAAAACAATGAATTCAACTCAGTGTCTCCAAGCGGAAAGACAATTGGATTTCCATCATGAGGATATTCGATCCATAAATCAATTTCATTAGTTACGTTTGTATCTAATTGATTTATTAGAGCAATGGCTCTTATTTCTGAAACACCTAATTCTCTAGACCAATTACTCAAATCAGAAAATACATTTCCAATCAAGCCATTAGCTATTTGAGTACCTGAAACATAACCTCCTAAAGATATGAATGGACTATCTTGAGGTGCTCCAAAAAATTCAGCAGATGTATAGAACAATTTCATGATAATGCTCCATATTTTGCAGATGTGCCTAAAGATATAACTAATGTAGCTGTTTTGTCAGCTGGAAGTTTCATTTCAGATATCCTCACTAATGAGATCAAATTATCAGATAAATTAGACATAGTAAAATTAGACATAGTTCCGAGTGTTAGTCTAGTTCCATTATTATCTTCTAAATGAACTAAGAAGCGAATTGGAATCTTTCTCAACTGCTGATCAGAACTCTCTATACAAAACACATCAAGAAAAACCAAGCTCTTATATCCATCAATACCCAACAATTGTATAAGATCTATTTCTAACGAATTTCCATTATTAACAGTTTTCCTAATTGTTTGGAAATTCTTCACATTGAAATTGTTAGATAATTCTTCAGATTGATCTGAGTCTGAAGAAAATTCGGTTGAAGATCCACCTGTTTGATTGTCAACGATCTTTTCTTCAGATTTATTATCTCCATCATTATTGAATGGATGATGTATGATCTGCCTATTGTAGGATAATTTCATCTTTTTAGCTTTCTGCGTAAAATGGTGGGAAACTAGACAAATTATATACGTCTAATGATGATATTGCAGTTACAGGAGGATTGGGATATAATGGTGCAAATAAACCTGATGGAGTAACACCGAAACCCCTAGGTATCAATGATAAGTTTGGGAGATCTGGAGCGTATAATTGACCAAATACATTAGCGTTGGGTCTAAATCCAGCTGGTAAAACAAATGCTGGCGTATCGTCTCCATCTGAAGCTCCAGTAGCATTGAGTATGCCTTTCAATCTCACAATTCCATTCTGTTCTTTTCTATACGAAGGAGCAGGTGTTCCTGCTGTAAATGGTGATGATGGAGTAATTGTGATCCATGGAGTATCAACGCTGGACTTACCAAAGGCATATTCCCATCTAGAAACATCAGAATTGTAAATCAATCCTACATGTTCTCCTATTGAAAGTACCATATTTATACCACCTGGTAGGAGTACTCTACCACTCACATCTCCTGCTCCTGAATTGTTCAAGATGGTCAATGTTCCCACTGAAGAGTAACTATTCCTAATTATTATTAGTTTTCCTGGCAGTGGATATAGAAATGATGATATTACAGCATTAGAGACATTGATGAATTGAACGTGATTTCTATTATTGAAACCACCATAATTTCCATCTCCAGGTGTAGTGAAATCAACCTCATTCAAAGGATTAAATTGGAAATCACCAACAAAATTATCTATTCCTAAATGATTATTTATGGATCCATTACTGAATGTATTAGTAAATCCATTTTCAAACGTATTATTCCTATTCTTCCAAGCCATCTTGAGAGAATGGGTATTGATTGGATCAGGTGGGTTGGTGAATAATCCACCAATTACTAAGTTTGCATACACTGTAGCTATTTGAGTTCCACTTGCATCAAATGAAGCTGTGTCAAGATAAGTTCCTATATTCAATACTTTTGGTGGAGTAGTTGTTGAATTAACAGACGACTTGTATTGAATTTGACTTATATTCGAGCACTTAATTCTAAATTCACCATATCCTCTAAATACTGGGAAAACCTGTTCATTTACTGAATTTATCTCTCCAACTACAAAAGACGATAGATGAACAAAGTCTGCTTGATGAACTAATGTCAATGTTCCTGATGTGGGGAATACAAACGTATCATAATCTTCAAATGTAATCGTTAGTACACCAGCTGTATACACACTAGAGATGATATTTAGGTATTTCCCATTTTGAAAATATGCTCGCCATCCATTAAATAATCCAGATGTAATTGTTGTTATATCATGATGTATCCCACCTAATCCTTCTGTGATGTTTATTTGATTGTTTGCTGAATCAGCAGACCAAATGCTTGCTCGAAATCCCCAACCGACTCTAGCCAGAGTGTATTCTTTAGATGATATTTGCGTATCATGTTTTACATACTCTAATCCTATCAATGGATTGTCTTGAGTAACTAAGTCTTCTATATTGTAATTGCCTAAATTAAACAGATTCTGAGACCTTCTGTCAATTATTGTTGTCACAACACCATCAGAGATCACTTCTGCAACTATGAATTCTAATCCCTCAATCGGTACATATCCAACAGATTGAATAGTGAATAGTGCATCACTATAATCATAAATGAATTTACTAGATGGAGGAACAACTATACCTGAAGTGAATGTTCCAACTACAGAATAATCTTGATCAGATTCAGCTGTAAACGATGCTCCTAACAAGAATGCTGACGTATCACTTGCAACCTGTGACACCAAATATTCTTGCGTATTCATTGCACTATTAGGGAATTTTATCTTTATAGGATGATTAGGAGTTCCTCTCAATACCTCTAGGAAACTTGTTCCTAATCCGGTTAATGATCCATCAACACCTATCGATACCTTACCAACTTCTACATTGGTTTCTGCATAACTAACAACTATAAGTCTGGAGATACTGTCAGTTGGTATAGTTATATGATCAACTCGATCTTCATTGACTGAGATCATATCTACATTTGTATCTATCGCATACCCTCTCTTCACTGTCAATAATTCTGGGCTACTCCCCTGAATTATTCTCATATTGTCAAAGCTGGTATCTTCAACTGTTCTGACGAATCCATAGACACTTATTCCATTCTTAAATAGGAGTTTGTATCCATCTGACACAATGAATTTGAGAAGTCTATTGAATTCCTGCTTACCTATGAATTGATTTTCGTTTATCTTTAGATTGCTCATGATAAGAAATTGACTTGCAATGTTGAATTAGATGGGATCAGATATTCCCTTATCTTCTGTTCTATTGATCTATTCGTGAACCTTAAATTGTTATTCTTCAGCCAAATGTTAGTAGAATCAATTCCATTGATGAATGTAGATATCTGTTGATTAAATGTAGGCTTCATTTTGATATCCCACAAATTTAATTCTCCTGCGCCACTGAAAGTGACTTTCAATTTCACTCTCTTAGTTCCGACTGGTAAACGAACATGTCTACCTGATCCTATATCAAGAGTTGAATCCACAGTTGGTATCAATGAACTGGATTCTCTAAACATCAATCCCTTGAATGGATAGTAATGATTAGCCATTGGAAAATTGTATCCAGAGACAAATTCTGTAACTGTGGATCCAGTTTCAATTTCAACTACAGATAGTGTAAATCCACCTTCATCTATACATTCAATCAATACTGACATAGATGTGCCGCCTGGTAAAGTTGGTTGACTAGCCATGAATGTAAATTCATAGTCTAATCCATCATCAACCTTAATTTCAATCAATTCAATCTCAGAAGATCCTGATAATTGAACAACTTCTTTTGATCCATCAGTTACTAATGAAACTGATCCAGACGTATTATACAATCCTAAATCTAATACATCTTGAGTATTTTCTGGAGATTTATTGAGTTGTAAATGATTAGTCAATCCATAATACGTTGGCCAGCTTAAATCTATCGTAATTCCACCTTCTACATATTCAAATAAGAACTCATCTAAAGATACATTGTAACAAATCAATCTCAGCATCTCACCATGTCTCGGATTCAACACTGGGAGGATGTGATCACCATCTTGTTTGACTATATCAATTGTTCCTCTTTTTCTGGAGACATCGTACGCATTCTGAGCGATCCATTGGAGATACGATAGATCTTCATTTCCGCACGTTAAAATGCTGCGCTGGTGAAGATACTCGCCAAGCAATTTGGGTCTATTTATCAATTCAGTTATCACATCATTCACTAAAGCTATTTGTAATGCGAAGAAGTATGACAAAGACTTCCAAAGTACAACATAATCAGCATCATCCCAATTGTCCTCTTCACCTCTTGGCATGAATGTAGGTATCATCCCACTTTCATGTGTTTTCTTCATCAAATTCAACCAAACTCTATTCCAATACTCATCAGTCCAAGCTATGTTTGAATACACTGTGTTTTCAAAATCCAATACTTGTAGATATTCCATCGAATAAACGCCACCTATAATCAAGCTATTCAGTGTAAGAGTACCGGATATATTTGTACCTTTCCTAATGTATCTGAATTTCACTACAATGTCATTTCTTATGGGTAATAATCCAGTTGTAGCATCATGTATGTTTTGTTGAAGATTGACTAATGATAATTCAATCCAATCATCATTATACCTAACTCCGTCATATGAAAACTTGAAGTGTTTGATGAAAAACCTATCAACTAATTCTCCTGTGATATCATCAATCAAACTATCTATTTCTCTAAGTCCACGTAATGGAGTTTGATACGTAAATTCAAACGCATCGTTTATATTATCTACTGATCTGCCAACTATCATAATCCACTAAGAACTGTCGAAATGAAACTAAAATCAGCGATTGTTGGATAATAGACTGGATTGAGTGTTCCAGATCCATTGCTGATTATGGCACCATTTATATCCAACATCAAGAAAGCTCTCACTCTTGGTAACTTTCCATAATCAGTGGATAAATCTTGGAATGGGAAGAAGTATTGATCTGGTACATATTCAACTCCTTCTGTTGATTTGGCTATTTGCAACAGATCATCCCATTCAACATTCGATCCAGGAACCCAAACCCTGTAATCTAGATACTTATTCATCCTGATTTGTATGTCTTTTCTAACTTCATCAGGATTGTAATCTTGATTGATCAATGCTCTAAAGCTGATATCAATTGGTTGCCAATCTACATTCAAGAGTTCAACACCTACAAAGCCCAACCCATCAGGATTGAGTTCATCTAAAGAAAGCCAAGGAGTTATGTCTATTGTCAATTGATCAAGTTGAGGTTGTGTTAAATTAGATCCATTAACAGTTGCAACTGCTAACTTTATCCTACCATTTCCATTATCTCCATAATTGAATACACGAAGTATGTCAGGTCTAAATTTCAACATAACCTGTTTCAAGTATGACAATGTACTTCTTGATAACAAATTTATGGCATCTTTGATCCTATCTCTAAATTCTATATCTCCCTCGATGTCTCTACCACCTAATGCTGGATATTCATTTATTACATAAGAATGTCCGACTGGAATAGGAGTAACTTCAGTTATTGTCAATGCTTCCACATTTGTAATTGAGCCTGTTGTGGTTGAACTGATTTTACCATATGCAAATCCATCAGATCCAATAGATACATTGGAATCTAAATTCCATATAATACCATTAGAACCTTTGAGAGTATGAACGCCTGAAGAATACACAGTTCCTATGTCAGCTACGATCCTTATATACGTTGAAGATCCTATGGATCCAAATCTTGGAGAAATTCCATACATAGATGCAATATTATCAAGATATTGACCATGCGCTGTATCTGGATAGAAGTGAGATTGTGCAAGTGCGATATCTTTTAGAGCTTTTTGAGCTAATTTAGATGATCCATATGCAATGGCTGAAAGTACTGATCCATCAGTTACCTTGCTAACTCTATCTGTTCTGCTTAGAAGTATCTTGACAAAAATCTCTTTCAATTCTTCTATTGCGCTTGGCTTGATTAGTGACATCTCTAAACTGTTATGGATTGAGTTTCAATCTCTCCTATTCTAGTTGATACTTCAAACTCTAAGAATGTATCACTACCTTCTTGATGGAAATTCCTAACTTTGAATCCAGACAAACTGTCATCTGTTGAAAATATATTATACAATTCTCTCACAACAGTTGCTATACCAATCGAAGCAGTACTAGAACCGACAATATTACTTCTGCCTAGAGATAAGAATTCTGGAATGTCTCCTCTTTTCAGATTAGCTAGTATTTCAACAGATTGTTTTGCTGTTTGATGATAATTCAGTACTAATAAATCATCATTCAAGAATTGGATCTTCCTATTTATGTCTTTTCCTAAGATGGTCTCACCTCTTATGATATCAATCACACTTTTGATCTCATAATTCCTAGAAGACACTTGAAACATCAATATCAAGGGTGCACCACCTGTGCTGTCATAATCTAATTCAGACAAATCATTTCTCATTGCAAGATCGACCCATCTATTTGAATAATCAGATTGTCCTAAGGTATTGAATGACACATCTTCCAAAGTCTGATTTTGTCCTAAATTAGATGGTATTTCAACTCTACTGTTGTAATTGAAATTAGTTATTGAAGATCTTAGGAATTTAGGACTTTTACTAACTCTGTATATTTCCATTCTAAGATCCTCTAAATAATCATTGATCTCCCAATCGAGATACATATAGAACTTGTATTTATTGAGAGTTGTAGATTTGCTAATATCTAATGATGTCTCAATCAATTCTTCTAACTTTCTTATGTGCTTACTTTGAAGGTATTCTTGATTTCCTATGAAGAAATTGACTATCGATGGGTAACTGTTTTCCATAAATTCAACATATCTATCTAAATATTGTAATAATTTACCATTACGATATCCAATTTTTCTACCGAAAGAATCTATGTCTATTTCATCGAATGCCGCCATCTATTTCAATTTTGTCTTACTTCTCTTCTTATATGTATCCTTATATCCAGTTAGTAGGGAATCAATCCCTTTATTGATCACACTAGATGATAACAAAGCAATTACACTAGTGGAATTATTGCTTCTAACAGTGTAAGCTGGTGCAATAGCTTTGAATACAGCTGAATAATTCCATATCATATTATTCTGTCTATCTTGAGACATCACTAATTGACTGAATTCAACTAAATATTGACTATTCAATGCTAAATTGTAATAGTAAAGTCTAACTGGTTTACCCTTATCGTCTACAGAAAATGACTTTTCCTTGATTCCTTCAAGTAATTTAATCAAGCCATATCCTGTCTTTACTGAAGTATTGAAGACAGGAGCATCATACCCCTTCCCCTTCACATGACCTCTATTTCCATTGAAAGCATATATACCATTACTTGATACTAATCTAAGTCTTCTACCAAATGATCCTCTGATGGAAATATCAAACGGAACAAAGGTAGTGTTGTACATAGATACAACTCCAGAACCTGTCTTTTTCACTGTATTTATGCTTGGTCTAGGCTCTGATATATTATCAGGCATAACAGGGAAAACTAAGGAATCGACAATCCTCCCTTCACTATCTGTTAAGTCTAATCCTAATGCATAGTATTCAAAATCATTAGGAAATAGACCATGAAGTCCGGCTCTCCCAACAGAAGCTGCTAATTCAGTGACTGATCTCCTAGTTGCTTCTACTGACATTCAATTCCAAATTGTTACTGCTGCTGATGGAGCATTTAATACAGCTGACCCTGTTCTGAACCAAGTGTCTATGATTGTAGACATTAAGCTAACACAAGAACTTGAAGAACCACCACCAAAACCTATTGGATTCACAGGCAACAAATTTATTGGGACAATTGGCGGTATTCCTGTGAATGCTGGGGCCATTCCTATAGCTAATTGACTTGCAAAACTTGTAAATGCGGTTTGAAATAAGGCTGCACCATTTTGTGATTGCGCAGATATTGGTAGAATTGCCAATTTGAATGCCTCCTTAGCTAATTCTGAATTGGCTGAATAAGGAATGATGGAGGTAGTGTAAATTTTAATAGCTGTGGACCAACGATTTGCTACTTCAATATTGGTCTCTGGAAAACCTTCAAATAATGGACTACTTTGATCCATTATCTTAGATAATTCAATTCTCAATGTAGGTAAAAGAAGAGGCATCAATCTAACTTGACTATGTCACTCAAAATAACACTTAGTTGAGATCTTATCTGAGTAAGTTGAGCAGCGTTGTTGGGAATTCCTGATGGACCTTGCGCTGTGGGAACTGTTATTAGCTTGATTTCATCAATCAATTCTTCTAACTTCTCTTTCAACTTTTCTCCTAAAACAGATTTATACTCAGGATCCTCTCTTGATAGACTGATCTTGTCTTCTGTTATCCAAACTTCCTTCCCTTCAGATACCTTTAGAGATATTGATCCATCTCTCATGTGGATCACATTATCATACTGATCTTTTATAGACCAACCTTCATCTTTCTTGTGTTTGAAGTGAGAAATTTCTTCACCATCTTCATCTAATATATTCAATAGTATTTCATCATAAGATCCTAATCTAATTGAATTGTCAGCAAAATAGTCAATCTTTCCTCTGACATTAGTGAGGAATTCAGCTGTCTTATTGGGATTGGCAACGTTGATGCGTAGGACGCCTTTATTATCTTCAGCTGACCCAATCGACAAGTCAATGGTCGATCGCTGCGCTCGCATGTCGAAATCCACCAAATTCCCATCAAATCTCTTTTGGAATCTCTGCTGCTGCTCTTCCCTTATTAACCCAACTTCATTTTTCAGATTGACAATTGACAACGCTAATGCGGTATTGTGCTTTGGTATACGAATCCAAATGACTAAAGATCCTCTTTCTGTACTTTTATCTGGAAATACTATGTCTCTCATCACACTATTTGATGCAAACACATTCTTCCATGTCGATCCCAGTTCATTCCTAAGCATTAGCGTACCAGTCATATAGCAATGCTTTATATATTCGCTCCTATCCTGATCCTCTGGTATTACAACATATGCTACGCCTGAAGGATCTTTAACTCCATAAACTGGAGTGGTTCCTAAGGATTTTCTGCCTATTGAATTTATCATATCACACTAGATGTTGATTTTTCTGATGCTCTCGAATCAACTTGCATTCTCCTCAAAAAGAAATTGAATACATCTTCATCTAATTTGAACGTCTTCTTTCCTTTAGTCCCTTCTACACCTTGTATTTTTATTATGTCAAAATAGCTTATGTTTCTACGAACTCCTGTTGATGGTGCTCCAGATGAATAATTAGGTATTTCGACCTCTATGCCTTCCACAAATGCTTTTTTCAATCCTCTAATCACACTTATTTGAGTCACGCGATCTGTAGCTCCAGCGTTCACATTCACTGTATTCATAACCGACTCGATTATGTAAAATTCACCTGTTCCCTTGTGATGAATCATATTCCCCTTCTTCAATCTTCTATCCCCCTTCAAGGTTATTGTCCCTTTTCTAGAGAAAGGCAAATAAGCACTGCTCTCTATAACAAAAGATAAATCTTCATATGCTTGATCTATCAAATAGTCTAAGCTCTCTTTGTTTTTATTCCCTCTTATTCCGAAGTAATCAATGTAATTACTCACGACTTGCATTGGTCTAGATCCCCATATATTAGCATATTCATTGAAGAATACAGCTGGGAAGTAAGTTAATGCTAAGGAAGTGTCATCACCAAAGAAATTACCTCTTGGAATTATTCTATACCAAGAATACACTTCTTCATCATTCCAAGTTAGATTCTCATTATATATATCATCCTCTTCTATTGATATTGCTATCTTTGCATTTGATCTGTATGATTCTTTATTATGAGGTGGCTTTCTCACCATAAAGTAGTATTGATTACCATAAGTATCTCCATAAAACTCTACGAATGGACTCTGAACTATTTTTCCATCTATAAAGCTCTTTAGACTTCCCTGATCTGAAACAACGGATGAATCGACTATTCTACGATCAGCAACCTCTGGATCGATAGCCAATTTGATTATTTGCCATATTCCTTCGACTGGAGAATCTTCTAAATTCTCAGTGTTTGTGTTATTCTCAGTGACTTTTGAATATTCATACCAAAATGTTCTATCAACTCCATAGCTTGAGAACAAGTCATTGTCGCAAATTCTAATATTTGCTAACATGTTGAATATGAATCTTATAGAAAATTCAATTGATCTATCAACATAAGCATTGAAGAAATTCAATTCACCATTTACTAATCTTTTGATTGACCTCTCTGAATTGTCGATCTGAACTCCAGCTGTAACCCCTGATATATCTGTTGGGAAGAAATATTCACCATCTTCTAACAACAATTTCATGAGATCTCTACCAACAACTTGAATAGAAGTGTCAGATGTTGAATTTTCTCTGGTTATTGTGTTTGAATCGACCAATCCGATCATATCAAATATCTGCTTTCCACCCGGACTGTCGCTACTAATCAATTTAGATGGATCTATATACAACGAATTCAATGAGAAATCTCCTAAATCATCAAGCCTCTTAGAATATTCTGACTTCAATGGTTCAAATTTGATGAAAAATATATCATTAGATTGAATTATGTTATTTAGTAAGAAATTAGGTTGTATATAATGTTCTTCATTTGTAATTGATTTTCTGTATACACTATCAGCATTTCGAGCAACTATATTACTCCTTCCATTTTGTATAAATTGATCAATTGTTGATCGACTCACTTCCCATTCTCCACCTCTATCTTGTTTTATATCACCACCAACTGGAGCTAATTTCACATTGAAGTTTCCTCCATTCTTACCAACGTTTGTTGTTAGAGATTCAACAAATGGAGTGATGTTAATTATCCTACCAGTTCCAGTCTTTCCTCCCAATGCTTTGCACCAAACCCAAACAGAGAAATCATTCACAAACCTAAATGTTTTTCCTATGTCAGATTGTATTTCTATGTTTACTGGTTGATAATCGGTATCTGCTATAATATCTCTCACCTTATTGTCCAAAAACGCTTCAAAATCATTATTAGGTACAACTAAATTACCAGCAAGCAATAGATATTCTCTCTGAACAGAATCTTTAGGTACTTTCAATAATACTCCAGATTTAACTATTGCATCTGTAGAGTTATTTACAGTTTCTTCTGGTTTTAGTGATGATTGTATTCTTTCTCTATTTCCCTCGTATTCATACAATGAATTCAATGAAAAATCTTGATCAAAATCTATGTAGTTATCTGATGCGAATTTATCAAGATCCACTGTATTCCCACTGTGTACTATCTCTATATAATTACGAATCATTATTCAACCGTTGTTGTAGAATAATTGTCAACCTTAGTTCCATTTGTATTTCTTTCTCTTACTGTCTTCTGTAAATCTAGTATTTCTAACAGAATTTTATTTGTGGTTGTGCCTGTCTTTTCATATTCTTCAACGGCTTTTCTAACGCCAGATGGATTATCATCTGCTTGTTTTTCCAAGTATTTTCTATTGACTTCCATCTGAAACGAATCAGGAGGAAGATAATTTTCCATATTGCCCTTCACATGTTTTTGCATGAACTCATCAGTCACATCTTTCCCTCTCTCTTGTTTTCCATGTCTATGTGCTAAGCTGAATCCAGATCGAATCCACTCGTTATCATCTAGTATGTTTTCAGCTATATCTTCGCCACTCTTATCAGAATCAGGCTTATATGCATTATTACTGACAGCTTCTAATATCGAATTGAATTCATCAGCATCTTTCTCATTGAATGAACTAGATAATGCTGAATTGATCAAGATCCCTCGTGCCTTTTCATTCTCTGAAATGACTTGATCTTCAGTCAATTCCTTAGTGTGTAATCCATATTTTTCTCCTATTTTATCAAAAACAGCATCAGTTGCTCCTATAATTGCATCCTTCATCACAGATGCTCCTTTGGTGAATCCTTCAGCCATCATGCTGACCAGATCCTTCATGCCCTTAGAAGCCATGGATCCAATACCACCAGTTTCCAAAGCATTGATCATTTCTTCTACCTTATGAACAGCTTTCACTCCGTATTTAGATAATTTATCATCCATTTTAGCAGTGATTTGTTCCATACCTGAAACACCGCTCTTTAGATCTTTTGTTGTAAATGATTCTATATCATCTTTTGATCCTATCTTGTTGAATTGCTCCGGATCAGCTTCATATGATTCTACTAACTTTTTCGATTGATGTAGATTCAATCCTAATGCCTTAGATGCACTGAATACTAATTGATCTCCTGAAAAGGTCTTGGAAAGATCTTCCATGATCCCTTTGAATTGACCTTCTTTGAATATGCCCTCTTCCTGAGACATCATAACATCGAGCAAAGATGCATCGGGATCTCTGCTCTTTATGGATCTCATGATGAATGCCTTAGTGAAATCATTGTTTGGATTCACTATAGATTGATTGATTCCTGTTATGGTTTTAGCTTGTCTTTGATCACTAAAAGATCCTCCAACTTGACCAAATGCACTCATCAGCTGAGATGATGTCGCACTTGATATCTCTTCCATCTGATTAGCCTGAGTCTCACTTAGAGCATTTTGAACTTCTAGTAATTTATGCATCATGCTGAAGTCGCCTTTGTCAATGCCATAGAGACCTGACTTCTTCATGATTCCTAACATTTCCAACGTAGCCTGATTCAAGGTCTTTCCTTGTTCAGAATTCATCACGTTGTGGAATTGGTTCATTGTTCCCAATTCCAACCCAGTCCCTCTCTCTATCTTGGCTTGCTCTGTTGCTGTTTTTCTAACATCTCCAGTCCATGACGCTTGAGCAACACTCTTAGAATAATTGATGGCATCAGCAGTCTTCAGACCAACTACAGATCCTGACTTTAGGCCCATTGTATCAGCCCTAACTAATGCTTTATCAAGTTCTTCACCTTCATGCATTAGTTTGTGAACAATCCCTCCTATAGAAAACATAGCTCCAAATCCTAATGCTCCAGCTGCTCCATGAACTACTGAATGACCAAGATGCTGTGCTCCATGTAATGCTTTTCCTACAATTCCATATTCACCATGGTTATCTTTATCATGTTCAGCGCCACCGTCCTTGTCCCCTCCTCTACGATCATCATGATCTTCTCTATCTTCATTATCATCTATTACTCCATCATATTCTGCCTTCTTACGTCTTAATTCTTCAACTTGAAGCTGCGCCATTCGCGCTCTGGTTTCATTAGCTGATTGCTCCTTATTGTATTCCTTCTTTGCTTGTTGCTTCTCTATAACATCATCTGGACTAGATCCAAGATCTTTGGTGCGTTCTTCATAACGCATCCTAGCCTGTATATCATATCTCTTCTTTTCCTCCTTGTTTATTCTTTCATATTGAGATATTTCTCTATCAAGAAATCTACTGCGTTCTTTGACATCCTTACTGTATTTCTCAGATTCTTTTAGGATAGACTTGAATAAAGATGATGTTTCTGAATCAAGATTTCTCAATTGATCAACAGTCCCACCTGATAAGGATGAAACTCCATCTTGAACTTCTTTTGTCTTATCTAAAATCCTACTGAAGGAATCTACAGCAGAATCAGACATTTTATCAAATGTAGATTCTGCTCCACGAGAATCTCCAGTGACAACTATCTTTCTTTCAAGATTACTCATCTTTTGTAGGTTTCTCTACATTATTAACTGTGGTGCGACCGAACTGACTCAAATCAAGGTCATCAAACTCTTGATCTATGTCTTTTTTGGACAATCTTATCACTTCCTTGGTGCGATTGACTGGGTGGCCAAGGGAAGCTAATGTCTCATTCAAATCGTTGCTCTCCGATGTTTTCTTCCACCTCCTCAATTCAACACCTTCCATGAAATCTATGAGCATATCAAAGTGGGAAATGTCCCTATGCTCTTTTGAGCCAAAGGACACCCCATATTTCTTTCTCCACCAAAAATCTAATGGATACTTGAAATTCCAATTTATGACAAAATCTGAGAGACTACTCCTCAGATCCTGTTTTTTGACTTTCTTCAGCACGATCTTGTTGATCTTCTTCAACTATATTATACATTACCTTCAATAATTCACTATACCAAGGTATGAATTGCTCTTGATAAACTTCCACTAATGATTTTGCTGTTATTGGATCTATGTCAAGATATGTATCGACACTTAGTTTCTTAGTTAAGTCAGGAACAAGGACAGAGAAATGTGATAATGTGTCTACCAAATCAATCAAGAACCTCATTGATCTAGTCTTCATTGGACTAGCTACGTACTCTACGTATTTTCCGTCTGTCAATGACATCTTCCTATTTTCAATCTCCATCAATTGTCCTACATTAGGATAATTGATTTGAGACGTATTGATTCCATCGATCTTCAATACTATCGAGCTACCTAAGTTAAATTTGGACATTCCGTTCTATTTTTTAGATTTAACCATAGGGAAAAGGGGGCTAATGCCCCCTTGCCCTATAAGATGGAAAACAAATTATCTGGGATACAAGATAGGTGTCAAATATTGGAAATCCATGTCTCTTCCACTGATCTGACTCTCAGTAATGTCAAAGCCTTCTCTTGTTGCAAAACATCCAACGATGCTTGCAAAGATCTCTACTCTTGGTACAATCACACCATTACTCTGTTGGAAGTCCTTAACTTTTCTAAGGATATCAATTTGGACACCTTCTTCTTGTAAGAGAACAGTGTTTACAAATTCATCTACAGATTGAACCTCTCTTGGCCAAGCTGTTTGGATAGTTTCTTGTGAGAAATTGATCAGATAAAAGGAACAATTCAAGCTACCATCCCACTCCAAGGCAGGAAGTTCAGACGGAGTCAAAGAACCTAAGCCTATCACTTTTCCTCTTCTGATAGTTTCAGTTACTCTGATATTCTTCATCTTCCCAACTGGCACGCCATTGACCTTGACGATTGCTAAGGGAGCGGTCATTGTTTTAGTGGCCATGTTGCTTTATCTTAGTGTTATTGTTATTTGTTGTTAACTTATGCAGATAAATTCACATTAAACATGAATCCTGTAACAAAGAACCTATTCACAGGTCCATTTGGAACGAATCCATATTTAACATCGTAATCAGCGCCAATCAATTGAACTCTGACATTTTGGAACGTCAATATCAAGTTATCATCAACTGATGTGGCAGTTCTTAGCTTCAAATACCCTTCTGTGAATGCTTTTACATCAGCAGGAGAAGCGGTGTTGGCATTGAGACCAACGAATTTCTTTCTTAGATTTATTACAAGTTCTTTATTGAGTTGTAAAGCAATTCTCATAGTAGAGCCATGAGGACTTGTGCCATCTTCATACACATCCAACTCATTCTCTTGTTTGCTATTGACATCTTGATTGACAACCCAACCCATTCCATCTACATATCTTTGATGGATAACTCCACCTAATAATGCTTGCTCTCTCTGACTCTTCGTCATTTCATGCAATACGCCATCGAGATCTAGATCCTTGAAAGTAGCTGGAGTTTGTGGTTCTTGTCCAGCAATTCTTCCTAAATAAGCAGCAGCATGATATATAGATGGATAGTATCTCTTACCAGTTACTGAAGCAAGATCTCTTTTCCAAATTCTAGAGTAACAAACATGTACTAATTCGCTATCATAGTTAGCAGTTGCATATAATGTATCAGAAAATTGATTATCATCAGCACCACCGCCAATCACTAATATCCTTTTGAATTCACTATCTAATTGGACGTGTGAAAGGATTTGATAGTTGATTGTATTTTCCATCTCATCTTCATATTTATCACATAATATGAAGTTGTAATCATACTCAGCAATCTGATCAAATACTGATTGTAGGTCAGAAGCATTGTATGTATCTGTACCTCCAGCAACTAATTCATTACCAGCAGAAGATGCAAGATCTACACCACTGACTGCCCCTGTACCTGTCACAACAGTGGTATTTGCTAAATTGAACCAAGTGTTGAAGGTCTTACTACGTTGTGCCCAAGTGATCAATTCAGCAACGTTAGAAAACTCTATTGATTTCACAATTAGATCTGGAGTGGATTCCGAATCTGTGATGTTATTGAATGGAATGCTATTGTAATCTAATCCTCTAAAGGATCCTCTATAGAATTCAACAACGAATTTACCGGGATTCACAGTTCCTGCAGACATCCTCATACCAAATCCTCTCTCGATCAATCCAGATGTAGCATTTGTCACTCCATTAGCTGAAATTCCTTCAACTTTAGGATGAATAGCAAAAACACCTCCATTGGGTCCACCTCCAGTCCAAGTATAAGTTGCTGTTCCTTTTGTAGTAGTTGCTGCCTTCACAAGAGTCAATGTATTGATTCCTCTGAATCCTGCATTTCTACTTGGTTTGAATAACCATTTAGCAGCATCCCACATGATACTTCCACCAACTGCTTGGCGAAAATCATCAAGATTCTTAAATTTATAGATGGAATTTGGTCCACTGGCTTGTTCTCCATTGATTCCAGATCCATATCCATACCCAGCCATAGAACCTGTGTCAATTAACAGAACATTCCCAAAGGATGCCTGAATTGGTGGATTGGTGTCTCCACCTACAATTCTGGAATAAGCACCAGGTTCTACAATTGATTTTCCGTTGAATGATACTGTAGTAGGCATGTTTGGGTCTGATTAAAAATTGACCTTGTTTTTGAATTCTCTGGCCCAGCTGATGGCCTTTCTCTTTTTATTCTTGTACTTTCTACTTACAGCTGACTTATCTACATTGCTGAATCCGTTCAACTGACCAAATTCAAGTGCAGTCATCACTACATCTTCTGATACAGATGGCGAAGAAGTCTTTTCTTCATCAGAATCGACACTAATAGGATCCTTTCCTTCTTTTCCCATCTTAGGTTTCACTTTCTTAGCCATGGTAGTATGGTCCGTTTCAATTCTTTTTAACTGTGGATAGCTTCATTTGTTTAAGGTTGAGCTTGACCTGTTATATTCCTTATTGATAATATAGAAGAACCTAAGATATCTGGAACACTCCAATCGAACGTAAATGATATGTTGAAATTCCTATGGAATATGTGTCCAGGAATCAATGTATCATCTATGTTCATATCAGCACCGCCAAATCTAACATTTTGGAATCCTCTTAGCTCAAATTGAGAATACATCGAAAGACATGTTGCTCTAAGCCAATGATATATAACTAACACTTCATTCATATTTTCAGATGTTATGATCAAATTATATGTAGATTGAGAATTAGCAGTATATACAGGATATACTGATTCATCTATCACCTGATTATTTTGAAAACCTTCATTTTGACCAATACCAGCTGACATAGGGGATTCCGATGGTAAAGTTATATGTATAGATGGCTTTTCAGCTATTTGCATGTTGTACCCAATGGTTATCAATAATTCTCTCTTACTTTGTCTATTTATTAGTATTTCTTGACTTTGCTCGAAGAAATCAAACTTGTCTATCTTAACACTCTCTTCATGTTCATTAAAAGCAAATACTTTATATAGAAATGTTTTCTCCTTATCAACATATGAATTCCAATTTTCCCTAGTGACAACTAAGAACATATTTATGATTCTCTGGAGCTCATATTCAGGTATTATATTCATCTTTCACTAAGGAATTGGTCTATTGCGTTCTCAACTATTGTATCTATTGGGGAATTGCGAATTGCTTTTTCAGCAAATGCATGTTCTTTCAATCCCTTGTGTATCCAACTATTAGGATCACTCTTGCTACTAACTCTCCTAAATGTATTATATTGCCCCTGTGTTGTTTCTTCGTAGAACTTAGTTGTTCTCTGAAGACCTTCGTAAATACTGTGTTTATGCTTGTATCCGGTGGTTGAGTTGGATCCCAATTGAGAGAATGCTGCTGGGATGTCTTCCTTAGATAATACTTTTTTGCCACTTCTTGCGCTCTTACGCACTGCCTTATAGACATCTCTGGGTAATACTCCAGAAAACACTTCTGATTCACCCTCGGCACCGGGAACTGCCATTCTGAATGGAATCGTCAAAAACCATCCACCATCCTTGGATCTCTTAGACTTCTTAGAATTAGCAAATCCAACCTTCATATCAAAGGAACTAATTCCAAATTCTAGCATATTAGGGAACTTTCCTCTTAGGATAATAGAATTTCTCAATCTACCTTCGCTAATCAGTTGTAATCCTCTAACATATTGCTGTCTTGTTGATCTTAGTCCCCTCCTTGCCTCTTCTTTCCATTGTCTATATGTTGCTTCAGTGACTTCATCTACTATATTTTGCGTCAACGAATTCACATCACTACCAGACAAAGCAAATTCAGATATGACATCAGTCAAATCTACATTTATTTGGAAACTATTAGGCACTTTTGGGTACAGTGTTATCGAACAGTGATTCTCCCAATAAATCTGGAGAATCTAAGACATGATGAGCTTTTTTAGCAACACAATGTATGATCAATTCACCTATCTTTCTTTTAACTACCAATTCATTGGGGTCACAATTGTTGTCTAATGAATTTCTATTAGACACTTGTTCCCTTGTGATATCTACAACATGATATTGAGGATTATGCTTGTATCTAATAGATACAGAAGCATCATCTATATTTGTAAAAGAATTGATCAAGATCAATCTGTTCTCTTCTATCGTATAATGACTTGACAATAATGGATACAGTTTTTGGTCAGGCTCTTGAAAAAGATATGCGCTTTCTATTTCTATTGGTTCGTATATCAATCTGGCTACATTAACTCCATTTGCTTGCCTTGGTCTTATGACTTCTGAATATCTCGACATTAAATCTAATACAGTTATTCGATCCATAATTGATATCTCATCATCATCTCTAAGACTAACTGATACAGTTCCTACATCTTCTTGCGACCAAGTTTTGTATTTCTCTTGTCTATTCATAGATTGTACAACTGCTCTAGTACTTGTCTTATCTATGAAAAACCAACCTATACCACCGCAATTCTTACAATTTGCAAGTGGTTGATTGTTTGATTTGCCTCTACATGGGCATTTTAATGCTTTCTCTAAGAAAATCTCATATCCCTGACCAAATACTGCCTCATCAAAATTAGTCTTGTTAAATGATGGAAAACCACCACTAAGAAGCTCTTTAGGAGTTGAACTTGTTACTGGCTTACGATGGCTTGTTTTTGCCATTACATAGACATGAATTGTATGCCCTTGTACCAATCTTTCATTTTAGGCATTTCCTTCTTCAACTCCTCAGCGTATTGTTTGATTCTAGCAGAGTATGCTGAATTTTCAGCAGATTGAGTAGTGGATATAGACTGAGAAAGACCATCAAAAGACAAACTCTGAGATGCTATACCTGCTCCTAAAAGTATATCTCCTAATACAGCTAAAACCTGTATTGTTGCTAATTTGCCTACAGCGTCTCTTAAATTTGATGGTATTACCTTGAATCCTGTACAATATTTAACATTCCAATAATTAGGTATATTTTGTACGCCAAAGAATCCAGCATTGGGAGTTATTCCAATGAACACTACAGAATTAGTGTTAGTTGTATCAGATCCAGCAGGAACGACATGAACTGTTCTAAACAAAAGATCTTCTTCACTCGTTATTTTAGAGGATAACCAAGACTTAGGGAATTCAACTTGCTTTGTAGTTGAAATAAAGCCAGTCAAATCTAACACCTCACGAACAGGATATGTTAGCTTGAAAAACCCCCAATTTTTGTAGTCTGTTCGTATAAAGTCCCTAGTCTCTTGAATTACCTGTCTATTGAGCTTAATTGACAGATATTGCTCTATGCTCTTTTGGGCTGAACGAATCTTTTCAGATATGGCCTCTTGACTCATGGCTCTTCCATCCCTAGTGCATATGGAAATACCATGTAGATATTGTTCCAATAGCTCTGAAGGACTGAAAATCAATCCATTGTTCTTACCATAACTGATAGAAAGTTCTAACCTCGGCATATTACGCTATCTTTTCTTTGAATTCAGATGGAATGTCATCCCAATTATCATGGATGAAATCAAGAAGATCTTGCTTATTCTTGCAAGATTTGATGTCTTCTTTTGCGATCTTCATCTCTTTTTCAGCAACAATCTTCAATTTAGCTGCTGAAAATTTGCTGAGGATCTCAATTCCATCTTCGGCGGTGAGATCTTCGGCATCGATGTCCTCTTCATCCTCTTCCTCATCTTCGTCATCCTCCTCATCTTCTACGCTGTCCTCTGCGTCATCTTCGTCACCCTCTTCTTCATTGTCCTCCTCATCCTCCTCATCTTCTTCAATCTCATCTTCTACTTCATCTTCGTCTACTGGATAATTCCAGCTTGGAGATCCATTGACTAATAACTCAGCCAATTCTTCAGATACTTCAATCTCTCCATCAGATCCAATTTTCTTGTCTCCAACGATAGGTAAATTGATGATCTTTCCATGAAATTCTGGGTTGCTGTGGATAATCACAACTAAAACCTCTTTTTCTTTCTTAGCCATTTTTAGCAAATTAAATTGAATGTTTCGTATGTTAACTTTAGTTAGTACCATCCAAAAGAATAGCCCCCATGTAGGGGGCTATTCCATCCGAATGGATTGTTGTTAGGCAGCTTTACCAATGTTGATGAACTTAATCATCTTCTTAGGAGCAAACAACAATGGAGTTCCATACAACAATACCATGAACCGGAACGCTGTGCTGATTACAGCAAGGTCCATTTTCATCAATGGTGCTAATTGACGGAAAGCATGTACCTCTTCATTGTTCTGAATGAGGAAGCTGGAATAGGTACCAGGCATGATGTTATTGCGATCCCGCACCTTTGTTGCTGCTGCTCCATCATATCCAGCAGCCACTTCAGTCACAGATACTTCAAATAATGGATAGAAAGTAGCGGCTGCGGCACTGGCTGCTCCCTTATTAGATCTGTAAATTGTGAATCCAGTAGTTGTATTTGGACCTGCTGTAGCAGTGAATTGTAAGTCAGCAGCACCACCAGTTACTACTGTTACGGCAGTTCCCAACACAGTCAAAGCAGATTCACCGAATCTATTGATACCAGATACAGCAAAGAAATAATCTCCTGCATCTGTAGAGGCCCATTTAGCAAGTCCATCTGCTCCTACAGCAGCAGCAGGTGCTCCACCAACAGTTGGGGCAGCAGGTGCATTAGCAGATGTTGCTCCAGATGCCGTTGTCTTAGTGGGCTTAGGATTCATAAAGATATCATAGTTCATGTCGATGGAACCAAATTGGCTCTCAAATCGACGCAAACGTTGACCCATTACACCAGCAGTGACTTGTTCGCTGTTAGGAGTAACCAACTTACGATCGTAGAAGGTCTTAGCGAAATCAGACAACACTTTTGGTGGAGCAAAGAGATCTGTAGGTTGACCGAAATTCTCGATCATAGCCTCAGATGCTGTTTCAATGTCTTTTTCTTGGAGAGACGCGCCACGTAAATCAACAACCACTTGGCTGCTGAAATAATCTTGTGGAACTGCGAAATTATCATTGTCCTGATGCTGAGCATACAGTCCATTGAACTCCTGCGGAATGATGCGGCTATTACCTTGCGTTAGGCTCTTGTCCATTTTACGCAAGATCCACATCGAACCATTCTTGGCCTCTCTAGCGATCGCATCACCGATCTGAGTATTGACCAAGGTCATAGGATGAGTTACGCTCTTAGTAACACCCATGAACTTCACGAGTTGTGACCTGCGAACGTATGTGCTGTCTTCTTCTACCGGAAGTTCACCTTCTGTAATGAAACCACCACGATCAGCACCATAACTTGCAAGCTGATTGAATTCTTCAACTGTGTTGTATGCTTGCAGCTTAGGAATTTTCTTCCACAACACAATATCGCTCTCCTTGAAGGTGAGCATCTTCAGTGTCTTATCTAGGCTTTCAACCTTCAAAGGAGCACCTGAAGCAGTTGTGAGATCTGCTGTCTCACGACCAGTAATGTCTCCAGCCTCTAATGCTTTCGACAAGTCATTTAGTGATTCCTGAGACGTCATTGCGTTATCAGAAAACACTTGATCAACTGGGCCAGATTGATACTGTTCCAAGTTGATTCCTAATCCCATTCCACTCATTTTCTTGAATTTTGGATTTGTTCTATACGATTCAAATATCTACGATCCTGCTATTTAATTAGGCAGTTACTAATACTTTCATTTCAGATTGTAATCTCTGAATGGTATTCTTGTCAATTGTTCCAGACGATTCAAATACACTAATAGCTTTTTCAAATTGAGGATCAATGTCGTTGGAAACACCCTTCTCAATTGGACTAAATGCTGCTTTCTCTAAGATATTCAACAAACCTTTCCTGTTACCTCTAGCACTTATCACAGTTTGTCCTTCAGAATGTGCTTTTTCAATCTCGCTACCTTCAAAATTACGTTCTGAAATTCTTGATCTTACTATAGATTTTCTACCATTTGATTGTCCTTCGATTGCTTCTAATCTTTCAGACATACTTTCCATAGACTTCTGTAGATCATCATTGCGATCCAATAGACCTTTAATCAAAGTTCCGGTGGCTTTAGCATATGCGTCTTGATTCTTAGACATTTTGATGACAGCTTTAGTGATTTCATCACTGTCATCATCTGTTTCTATAGCCTTTTTCATATCTTCTTCATCACTATCATCTTCTTCTTCCTCCTCATCATCACCCTTAGTGACTTCCTCCTCATCTTCTTCCTCTTCCTCCTCACCTTCCTCTTCATCAGCTTTGGAAAAATGATCGAATGCTTCCTTAGCTAATTCATCACTTACTCCCTTCTTCAAAAGTTCCTTTTCAAGATCTTCGATGTTACCATCGTTATCTAAAAATTCACTAGACAATTCAATGGCCTTTTCTAAGTCCATTTCTACTACTTCATTGTTATCTAATAAATCAAATGCTTTATTGATATCGGACTCAGTTGGTGCGTTGCGCTTTGCCATTTTTGCTGTCTTTTGGATCAATTGGTAAACTTTCTTGGCCTCGTTGACGTTTATATCTGTGAATTTGGAAAAGATAGTTTCATAAGTCTCTCCCTTTGTTAATTTCTTCTCTTGACCATCTACATGTGAAGGCATCACTGCTTGTCCCGATTCAGTATTTGTAGCTAATGCCTTTTCAGTTTCCTCATCTTCCTCATCATCTTTATCAGATAATATTTGATCAGCTAGTGCAATTTTAGCTTTTCTCAATTCTGATTCTAATGATTTATTGATATCCTCTAAGTTACTCATCTCACTCGATAAATCATCCTCTTCATCAAATACACCTTCCCCCTTTAGAATTTGAGCTAAGGTATTGGGATTTTTAGGCATATGAGTGATTGCAACTCCAGTTATGTTGGCTTTTTTGATTATTTTAGGATTACCCTTATCTCTCTCTGTTGCTTTTCCTTCTATAGAAAAACCCAATCTACGTGTCTTTGAACTCTTCTCAAATGTCTGAGCTAAATTATACACTTTTCTAGCCATATCAGAATCATAAAGATCAACCTCTAAATACAAACCATCAGGTTGAATCTTGACCTTACTAGGCTCTCCTATAATAGTTTCTGGATTGCTCTTAGCTCCATGGTGCCAATTGACAATTCCACTCTTTTCTAAGTATTTTGTATTAAATCCAGAAGGATCTAAGAATTCACCATCTGAATCTTCATCATTGGTAGATGCAATACCGCCTAAGCGCATCACATCTTTACCATCTTTATTCTTAGCTTTGCTGATACTTAATGCATCAGCATAAAATCTAAATGTGTCGTTGTTATTAGCCATATTGTTCAAAAGATAACTGTGGAATCAATCATTCAATAGTCTCATCAGTTTATTGGGGATTTCAAATTGAATATCTTCATCTTCTCCATACTCATCTAAGATATCTTCATCTGGTCCATCTACCTTATTCATCATTATTCGCATTCTCTTCCAAGATTTATCAGTTGAATTGATTTCATTATTATGAGCCTTCGATATAATTGAACTAGGTTCCAATGACATTTCTCTAATCCAATCTTCAATGATCATAGGTGGAACATATGATTTCTTAGTCATTGCTGGAGTGTTATTCAACTTTTCACTCACTATTTCATATGTTCTTAGTATTTTCTTCTTTACAGATGCTATTTTCCCCTCTTTTGGCATTGGTGGTGGCGCCATTTCTGAAGAATGTAGAAATTCAATTGCTGTCTTGGATGCTTGATAAGTTCTTAGATCTTTCAACTTGAAATTAGTGAAATTCAATTCCTTCTTCAATATGTGATCAGCTACTCTAGTTGTTGATACATCAAATAGAAATTCCTTGTCCTTGTTCTTTTCCTTCAATTCTGAAAGGAACTTAGCTATTTTAGCGTTCTTGAACTTAGCTACATTTTCCTTATGTGATTTTCCTATAAATTTGAAGCTAACCACATCACTCTTCACTTCTATACTGTTTGGCCCCAATGTAGATACGCCTCTGTTCTTTGTTATGCTGTATAACTTCCTACTACCGGGACGAAGACCAGTGATTGCTATAATGCCTAATATTGCTAATGATTGATCTTTCTTGGAATTGATGTCTTTCAGATTCTTATTTACGTGAGATACGATCTTCTTATCAGTATCTAAGTCTAATTTTGTCACTCTTTTCCACTTCTTTTGAGCATTAGCTTCCATAAACTTAGAAGTGTATGACCTCACTTCATTGCCAGTCTTAGGATCTTTCCATCTCATTACTGCCTTTGAATCAACATCACCATCCAAATCAATCGTTACAGATTCTTTAGGTATATTCACTGGTAATTTAGAAAATCTGTGTTTTTCATTCAAGTCAGTATACCAAGATTTCTCCTTGGCTTTTTTGGTCTTATTTGGTGATTTCTCTTCAATATTAGCAACTTTCTTCTCTGATTCCACCTCGTCTGTTCCAATCAACTGTTTTCTCTTGAACACCTTAGATTTACCTCTGACTGTGATAATCTCATAATGCTTAGCTTTTTCAACAATTTCTTCACTGTAATTTTCTGGATTGAGCTGAATATCTCTAATTACATCAATTGCTTTCTGTAATTTGTTATCTATATCTCTATTCTGTGTCATCTTCATCTTATTCGATCTAAAAATCAATTTCTTTATAGGAAGCATTATCTTGTATGCATTAACTATCACTTTAGGATCAACTTCTAATCCATATGCCCAATCATGGTGACCATCTAACAGATTCTTCTCTTCACTTACGACATACAATCTTTCCTTATATTGAGTACTCTTTTCTTTGATTCTACTTAGAATAAAATCCTCATTTATGTCCTTTTGAGTAGGTTTCAATGAAGAAAGACGAACTTTGATCTTCTTAACTACAACATCATTATCCTTGAATTTCTTCACATAATCCTCAATATCATCCATCTTAATTTGAGGCATATCTTCTCTAGGTATATTCAAAGACTTTAGCATCTCTGTTCCGTATGCAAATCCTGGCATAGGCGAATCTGTTTCATTTGCAGATCCTTCATGTATACCTCTTTGACCAAGAGATTTCTTGGATTTTTCACCATCTTTAGCCTCTCTAGTGATAGTGTTTCCTTTGATCAATACATCTAATGGATCTTTCTTTTTTCCAACTAATGTGGATAATGCCTTAGAGATGGAATTCATGATTCTGTTATAGTTATTCTTGCTCTTGATTTTCTAGTCGTTTCTATTCTTCTGGGTTGAAAAGAAGATTTCTCTTCATCCCAATGATAGTTAGGTGGTATATTTTCTAATTCGCATCTACACCAAGGATGCGTTGGACCAATTACAGGTAGCCATTCATTGGTTTTTCTGCCAATATTGCTACCATTTTCTCTCAATTTTGATAGCTTAAACACCTTGGGTTTACTACCAATTCCATTTGTCAAATATAATCCTTGACAATGTTTACAAGCTCCTGAATAGACTTCCTTGTAAACTAATGCGTCATCGCCGTGTTTTCTTTGAACAGAATATGCTTTGCCTGTATCGAAAGCATCGTGAAGAACATAGTCAGATATTCGATCAAAATCTCTAGCCCAATCACCAGTTTTCTCTCCTAATACAGAAGACATATTAGTGACTGTTCTTCCATTCCTTATTGTCTCTTCTGCTGTCTTCTTGATCAATTTTTCTGTCTTTGTCCTATTCTTCTTGCTTGTTTCAATTATGATGTTGTTGACATCCTTGGTTATCTTGTGTTCAAGACCCTTTATATCTGAATAGGAGTGGAATTTGAGTGATTTTAGTGCAAAATTTTCCTGATCGCTTAATGGGATAAAGTTGCCTGAAGCTATGAAATCCTTGATTTGTTTGTAGCTTAATTCACCTGCTTTCTCCTTTCCTAAGGAATCTGCTAATAATCCAAATCTGAATGCAACATCAACCTTTCCTATATTAGGTAATTTTGAAATATCTATACCGTGATCAATTAACACCTGTATATCTTTAGGTGTTAATACATCTTTTCCCAACTCTGTTCCAATAAAAACTAAGTGAGTTCGTTCTATTATAGAACCAAGTTCTTGTATTTCTTCAGGAGTAAACATCATTTATTGACCATTTCTCTCATTTTCAAGGTCAATTCCAATAGACTTTCTCCTAACAACCTAGCATATGCTCTCTTGAAAGATCTTTCATACCCAGATATTGCCTTGTATCTTGGTAGATCCTTCCCAGATTTAGATTTCTTGACTTTCTTCACTTTATACCTATTAATCTATATCCAACTCCAATTCCAATGTATGGTGATGGCACTAAAGTGCTTGAAAATCCATATCCAATCTGTATATCTATGCCTATCTTTTTCGGTTCATGTTCTATAGTGAAAGATCTCAACTCTGTTGTATAAGTTTTAGGATTGAGATTCATAACCTCAACTACAGACGTCTTTTTCTTAAACAATCCATTGGACACTTTACCAATGGATATCTCATATTCATTTCTGGTCTCTATGTCATAAAATATGCTGTCTCGCATTGCTTTGATCGTACCCCTGTCCCATTCGCCATCCCAACTCAGATCGTACGTAGGAGACAATAAAATGCTGTCATTTTGGAAAATAGTATCAACCTTAGTAATTGTTGTTGATCCTGATCCTCTAAGTGTCGTTTTGTTGGATAATACTAATGATGATTGGAGTTGACCCTTGTATTTCTTTACTGACTCTTGTAACCACTTGATGGTGGTGTCTTGAGTTTGTATCCTTAGAAAATCTTTCTCACTCTCACCAGATAGATTCTTGATTACTGTATATTCTCTATCCAATATATCTCTATAGCTTCTCAGGGTATCCTGAGAGTATACAATAGAATCTGAAAGGTCTGATGCTCTATTACAAGAGTGTATGTTGGTTAATACCAACAACGCGATAGTACACAATGAAATGAAGTAATTCCTGTGTGTTTTTGATGAGAATTTAGGCAGATACATTCCCAAAGGATTTTAACATCTTGATCAATTCTGGCTGAGGATGTATATCTGACTTATCAGATCTGTATGAGCAATGAGTGAATACCCCACTTTCACCTCTCAATGCTCTAGGACACATGTCCCAAATATCGCTATTGTATTTGATCTCTATACCGTGCGTTAATTCCCACCAAGTCAATAATTGTCTAACAGTCTCTATCTGTTCTTTAGTGTATTTCTCAAAGCCATTGAATCCCCTGAATCCTTCAGGATATTCAATCACATCTTCATTAGGTATGATTGTTGCTTTTCCCGACTTACCGAAATCATTGGGCCAAGCTACCCATTTATTGTTGATTTTCTTCAATCCTCCCCAAGAATCTATCTCTATTGCTATCGAGTTCTTTTCAAGAGACACATTATCTAATGAATTAGGATAATTTCTAAGTGATGTACTCTTTATGCCTAAATGATATCCCCAAAAATGACTAGAAAACATTTGATTTATGTCTCCTGAATAGTCAATTATTACACAAGTTGCTATTCTAGCTTTAGTATTAAGCCAATGCCTCCAATCACCATCTACTCCCTTACCTGAAGCAGTATGATGAAGTACAATTTGATTCTTTTTAACAACCTCTCTAATATATTGATTAGGTGGAAGTGAGAACATATTGAATTTTGCACTAACTACATTCTTCAAGCTAGTCATCGTTACTGTTATTTACAACAAATGGTTTCATGTCTGAATTTGATCTCCTAAATGTATCTCCCAATATGTAAATTGGAACCAATACCATCAAGGCATCTATAGATTTATTAGCAACATCTGCTTGTTTTGTTGCTAAACTATAAACACAAACTAAACACAAAAACAGTGCTAAGAGCACTGTCAATGTGTATCTAGTTCTTTTAGTGTTTTTGAATCCTTTCCAATTTATCATCTTGAATATGATAGGGATGCTCGATCATCCCAAACATTATCATATCTCATGTCTCCATCTGCATACTCAGTAGTGGTAACATTACCAGCTATGGTAACTCTCACTATTTTCCACTCTGGTTTGTCTCTCTGACTACCTAATGGTGCATGACCATAATACGTCACTGTTCCTGCACCGGGATTGTCTATAATTGGCGCGGGTTGCGATTCAGTGAGAGTTCTGTGAATTGGGTAGAGATCGTCTGTTGCTACTTTAGCCATTTCCTAATGTTGTTATATAAGTGTTCAGTGACTTTACAAATGGGTTTTCACCACCTGATAATGCTTTGCTTGTTTCATCAAGCATATCTTCTAATTCTTGATCGTCTTCACTCAACTCTGGTTCTCCCTCTTCACCTCCGCCTTCCTCTTCACCTCCCATCATTTGAGCAGATTGTTCCATCTGAAGGAAGGTAGCTAATGTTGAATTTGCGACATAATCTCCACCTTCAACATCAGAATCATCATCGCTGCGCAACTTTCTGATCTCGTTGGTAGTTTTGCGTGTCCTGAGTAGAATCTCGTCATATTCTGCTTGCTCCTTAGGAGTCATTGCGTCAAGACCTACAAATACAAATTCAAAGTTAGGATCAATTTGACCTACAATAAACTTGTTTATTCTAGCTTGAAGGAATTTCAACAACGGATACAACCCTTTGTCTCTAGAGTGTTTTATCCTAGCTTCATTGTTCCCCTCGAACATGTGATTTTCATTGGCTCCACCTTGTAGTGGAAAATTCACCTCGGCAGGATCAATAGTAAATATAGCGCAACTCACCTTGATCAAAAATTCGATCCAATTGGTGAATTCCATATCTCTGTTTGTTCTCTGTAGGTCAATCCAATCTACTTTATCAGCTTCCAATACTGGTGTCTTCCAAGAGTTCTGAACACCTCTTATTGTTGCATTCCATTGTTGCCTAAACTCAGATAGACGAGCATCGCTGAAGTTTCCATTCACCTTCAGGATTCCTTTAGGAGCACTGCCCTGCTTGAAGAAATTTCTATTGTATTCCTCACCCCAAAGTAAGGAAGTGACTATCGATACTAATTCTTCTAATTCTGAAATACCATATCCAAAATTGTAAATATTGCTAGATGGATTCCTGATTCCAAAACACAACTCCCAAGGATAGAATTCAGCTGTAACTTTGTTGTTGTATATTTGAACATGAGTTGGATAGTATCCTTTGATTTCTTTAGGTCTTTCTATGGCTTGATTACCCATATACTTTTCCTCCTCATAGTCATCAGATACTCGTATAGTAGATGCATCAACTGCATAAAATTCAACAGGTTTTCCTTTTCTATCCCTAACTACTTCAAATGTTGCCTGATCATATGTCATGCTGTCTCGCATGATCTTTCTAACAAATGTATCGAAGTCATCTGATCCCCAGACATCTCCATCTCCACAATTCTCTATGAATTTTGTTATCTCATAGATTTTCTTCTGATCTTCTTTACTATTCTCATCTACTTTTACGCCGGGCACCTTCTTTCTACGTATTTTGTATCCAACACTGAATTCATCCTTTTGTGGTTCAGCAAATGCTGCTAATTGACTAATTCTAGTGCGAATAATGGCGTTGATTATGGGTGTCTTAGACATTGCCTTCAACATTCCATAACTAACAGCTACTCTCTTATCCTTGAATCCAAAACTATTCTGGAATTCATATGGATCTACAAAATATGATTTTCTATCTGTATCTCTTTTAGCTGAAATGTCCTTCAAAGCTAAGTTGGCCTTGATGATATCTTCAGGGTTGTTAGATGTTAGTGCCTTCTGGATAGACAATTCCTTCTGTATAGCCAGCTTTTGTTGGACTAATTCAATTGATTGCAACTTTTTGGATAATGACATACCTTATTATTCTTTCACTTTGAAGTATTTGTCAAAAACAGCATCAAATTCCTTCTGATTCTTCACAGACTCACCCCTAAATTTTATCCCTATTTCTCTCGTCTTAAAATCCTCTCCAATAGACACAAAACCCTGTAATGCTGGAGCATCTAAAACCAATGATTGTGGTGATCTTCCAACAGATACTCCGCCAGACACACCAGTACCTAGTCGCTTGTGTATCCACTTAGCAACAGCTTTAACCTCTGATGCATATCCACTTTCCTTAGCCCAATCCATCACATTGCTTGATACATCAGCCTTTTTCCAGCTTCCTCTTGTTAGTTCTTTTCTCTTATCTTCCTCTATTGGCTTCTCAGGAATTTTGAACTCCGCACTCCTATCTTCTTTGGCAACGGTGACGGGTGTGTCTTGAGATTCACTTGATTCCAAGTCACTCTGTGGGACTGGACCATAGATTTTACCGTTTTCACCCTTCATTTTGACCCAATGTCGTTGTTCCCATCCTCCGATGGATCTATTCATTCTGGAATCAACGTTTGTGACTGTTAATTTTGTTGAATTCTCTACTCCTGATTCTTTTGTGAATTTAACAGTATTGCCAACACTGAATTTCTTTTCCTCTCCCTTAGACTTACTCTTCAACGTCTTCAAGGCATCATCAATATCTACCTTGTCTTTCTTGGGTGTTTTTGATGTCATAGATCCGACTGATGGAGTAGGACCAAGTTTCCTAACTGAATCTAGCTTATTCTTTATTTCGTCTATTTTACTATCATATTCTTTAGACAATTTGACATATTTATCACTTCCAAAATCCAATTTCTTTAGATTAGCTGCTGCTTCATGATACAAACGATCTTTTTCAGCTATCAACTTGCCTTCATTATCCTCACCGCCCTTCAACTTCGCCGTCTCTACTTCAAGGATCTTCTTGGCCCTTGCTACTGCGCTTGCAGGTGACTTTGGATTTGCTATCAATGATTCTTGTCTTTTGATAGTGGCTTTGATCTCTTCTACGTTATGCTCAGTGTGGCTCTTATACTCTTTGCGCTTGATCCAGACCGTCCGTTTCACCCCGTCCTTGCCAATTACGGTTGTTTTAACCAACTTAGACAAGTCCTTCTTGGCCTTCTCCAGCACCTGGTCCAGATCGTTGCTCTCGGACAATTTCTTTGCCAAATCAGACTTGAAGAGCATGATGTTCTCCTCAGTGTAGACCTCGATGGTGTTGTTGTCGATGGCCTTCTGGAAATCATCTTCATCTAAGATCAATGTCTGCTTGAAGATGGCTTCTATCCTAGCTTTGGTGAGTTCGTCCTGACGAACCAATCCAAGTTGTGAGTTGTCAAACATGCTTATTTGGTTTTCTTAACTAATATTGCATTTCTCTTTGCATACTTTCTAGGTCCAACTGTCTTCATGTCAACCATTTCAAATCCTAAATCATTGACATGTTTCATTAATTCCACAACTTCCTTACTGGATTTTGTTTTTCCTGCTATATCTTTACTTGTGTAAATCATGTGTGTTCCTGAAGATCTATCCTTTGAACTAAATTTGTGCCATACAGATCCATCTTCACGTTCTTCATTTCCTATTGGATGAATTTCTCCATCATATGTATATTTACTGGCTATTAATTGATCAGTTAATTCAACAGCTTTTACTTCCTTACTCTCTTTAGCAAGATCCTTCACCTTCATTGACCCACCACCTATGATGTTACCCCTTCCATCCTTCTCAACGTAACTGATGGTTTTGTTGGGGTTTAGTGCAATCTTGGTCTTGGGGCCACTCTTCTTAGCTTCTTTCAGGGTTGATTCAGGTATTTTCTCTTGTATGTCTCTAAAATCAACTGATAGGATTGATCCCTTTTGTGTCTTTACAGTCCAAACATTGTATTTCTCCCTCAATACCTTAGTTGTAGATAAATCCAAATCAGTCAATAATCTAGCCACTCCCCATGTGTCACCATTCTTGTTCAGTTTCTTCAAAACTACTCCCTTAGGCACAAAACCAGACAATGTTTTGACTTTCACTTTCTCTGCTGCTAACCTATCTTTCCTCTCATTTACTCTACGATCGAAGCTGTCCCAAGCTGTTTCATCAGGTGCTTGCTTCGGCGCATCAGCAATAACCTTATTTGACAACTTAGCAACATATCTTGGATACTTGAACCCACCAGTATCAACTAAGTACCTAACATTCCCATCCTTCGCAACAAATAGGGTAGGATCGTTAGGACCCAAATCAATTGAAACATCTGGTGCGCCACCCAAATCTAACACAGGAAGTCTTTCAACAATCTCTGATACATTCTCTGTCAATTCCAATGCTATTGAATACTTGACCAAATCCTCATGATCTGGTTTGCGCATAGTCAAATCAGATGATCCCATGAAATTCTCAACTATCCTCCTATCAACTGGACTGACTGGCTTGGATGTCTCACCACTCTTTGCAGCTATTTGAGCATCTGGACCTTCAGAAATAGGGAAGTGTTCATTGGGGTCTTCACCATGTTTAATGGAACCTGCTCCAGTGGCTTCTTCTATCAAATCTGACTTGACTGGTAGCCACCTCTGTGCTCTTGGACTGAAATATGTCCATTTATTGCCAGCTTTTTTGGCCTTGAATTGTTCTCCATTGATAACAGCCACACCTTCTTTAGTCCCACCAGATGGTCCTTTGTAATCCTTAGGCTTTTCCTTTTCTCCTGAAAAGGAATATTTCCCCTTTTCGTGACGCTCATCATTGTAAGTTCCAGATGGTTTTTTGGATACATCATCGCGCAATTTCTGCTTTCTCTCAAAGTTATTCACTTTATCTTGTGAATCCTTGGATTGCTTCTCACCACCCATCTTAGCCAATTTTCCCTTCTCAGTAGTCAGGATCTCTTGTGCTCTCTTCTTAGCACTTGCTGGAGACTTGGGATTGGCAAGTAGTGATTCTTGGCGCTTGATGGTAGCTTCGATCTCAGCCCTGTTGCCTTCTGTGTGGCTCTTGTATTCCTTGCGCTTTACATAAACAATGCGCTTCACTCCATCCTTCCCAACAACTGTTGTCTTGATCAGCTTAGATAGATCCTTCTTGGCTTTCTCCAAGTCATTAGGATCAGCATCTATTGCTTTCTCTAAGTTGTTCCTGAAGCTTAAAACAGCAACTTCTTCATAGATTTCAAGATCATGCTCCTCAATAGCCTTTTGAAATTGAGATTCAGTCAGAATGATAGTATTTCCCATCTGTTGATCAAGATTTGCTTTGATCAAATCAGACTTACTAACTACTCCTAATGAACTATTGTCAAATATCTGGGATCCCATGTGTCTCTTGTGTTGAATGAAGAATGTACTGTTCTAATTAGGCTCTTTACCTGTGGTTTACAATTCAAGGAATCTTTAGTCCCAATACCATCATATCATCAGTTTGTTGTCTCAACCCTCTCCAACTAACAAATTCGCTTTCTATACTAATTCTTTGTTCTTCCATTGATAATTTGCTCGATCTCATCAATAAATCTTTGAACTTAGTATATGTGAATTTCTTGTCACTAGGTCCACCGAATTGATCAGCAAAACCATCACTGAACATGTATATTCGATCTCCCGATTGGAGTTTGAAATTACAATACTCTAATGTGTTAGGTTCCATCACTTGGCCCCCTATACTTCCTCTACTTTTAGGAAGTATAGTCATTTCATCACCTCTTATTATGTAGCAAGGTAGATTAGCACCACAAAAATCTAATTCGCTAAAGTCCTTATATATTCTAATGATAGATGCATCTAAAGATATTGTGTCAGACTCAGACAACACTTGATCATTTCCAGCTAATTTAGCATGTAGTGATTCTATGATCAACTTAGGATTAGTTGTTCCTTCATGTTGTATGATGTCCTTCAAGTATGCATGAGATAGAAAATGAACATATGATCCAACTACACCATGTCCAGTTCCGTCTGCTGCAACTATCAATATTGCACCATTCTTATAGAACCAATAGAAATCTCCACCCACCTCTTCCTTAGGTGCGTATATGATAAAATTTTCACTAAAGATAGAATTTATTAGATCAGGACTGGGTAGAACCAATCTCTGAAACCTACCAGCCATTTCACTCATCGTTCCTTCCCACTTTTGATCTACCCATTCCTACATCATACTCAACATAATGTGGCTTCTTTGCACTTGATTTTATCAGCAAAAGATTGCCTACTCTGTTGAAATCTATCTCAAAAGGTGGGTAAAATTCAATCAAGCCATCACCTAATTCATGAATAGATATAGTCTTGACTCTCTTTTTAGTATCTGTGAATTTAACTAAGTATGTTGTGTATTCACCCAATGATAAGGTGAACGTCATTATTGCTATATCTGATGTTACCTCTATACCTTCGTGGTAGATTTGTATATATGCAGTATCTGATCCAACGAATGTTCCAGATAGATGTAATCTTCGCTCACCAGATGATGTTCTGTCATACACGGTATTTGTAACTCCCTGAGAAATAGAAAGTGAACTGATGAGTAGAAATAACAAGGTCACGACAGTCTTCATTGTATTCTATCCTTGTTTACCTTCTTGAATGAATTCCTAAGTTCTTCAAATATGCCGTCTACTGTCTCTTGTGTCTTTATTTGAGACCTTAGTTTAGCATTCTCTCTTTCTAGGCTGTCTCTGATTGAAGATCGTTTAATCTGTTCTCTTAGTTCTGAAGTGATGTTAGATTGACCGTTGATGATTTTGTCTAGTACGTTCTGATTAGAGTTCACTTTGCTGATTAGCACTTCATCGTTCTCATACATTGGTTGAATGTGCTCCTTAGCATATTTCGTCAATGCTATGGCAAGATCTTGATTGTGCTTGGATAAGATACTGTCAGTGACCAGATCGTTGCGCCTCGACAATTTCTGAGTGGTCTCAATAATCTTCTGTTCCAACTGTTCGATTGTCACGTAATCACCTAGTGCATTGTTTTTGGTTCTTTCACCGTACCAAGCTGTAAATCCAATGATTAGTGCAATTATCCAAGCTATAAACTGTATCAGTTTAGAATTGTCTCTGAAGAACTTGACTATGCTATTTGTTTCTTCGTTTGACATGATCTTTGTAGCTTCGCCTGGAGATTTGCTTGTAGTATTTATTTGAACTACTTGGATTTTTCTGAAAGAACCACTCAAAATTGAACCAACTCTGAGCTACACTTGGTCTTCCTTTCTTAGTTTTTCCGTTCGTTCTTAGCTTATATTTTGGTTCACTAAACCAGACTTCACTATTTTTAGGAGCGCAAGAAATGACTAAAATACTAAGCAAGAAGCAATGTATCCAATGCTTTCTTGATGTCTTTTTTGTCATCTTTAGATTGATTACCTTTCTTGAATCCTTCAATGTCCCAACCGTTCTTAGTCAGATTCTCAGCTAATTTATTGATGCTTTCATCATCATCCCCCAACATTGAGCCACCATCCCCAGTAGGATCTGTTATGTCAAATTTCTTCTTGAGTTCTTTCAGATCATCAATGTGAGCTAATTTCTCAGTATCTCCATAGGTTTGATCGAAAGCAGTTTCAAAATCATACAGAGACATCTTGTCTGTAGACATACTGTTGTATTCTGAATCTGTTAGCTCATTTTGATTATCCTTAGTATTTCTAACACCCATATCTCTATCTTTCTCCACTCTGTAGGCATGCTTGTCTGCTTGCTTCTCATAGTATTGAGCATTTGCATAATCTCCAGAGTCATATGCCTCTTTTGCTAATTTCTCTAGTGATTTTTGAGCCAGTTCATGCTTGTATGCTCCACGACCACCTCCCGGTTGGAAGTTAGCCTCATCTGATAATTTCAATGCAGCATCTTTCTTGCTCTCAACATCTTTCTTGGCGGATTTTTGTACTTCTTTCAATCTCTTTTCTTCAGCTTTCTTAGATACTTTCTTATTGGGCTTAATCCTAATTATCTGTTGATCAAGTGCTGTAGATCCGTAGACGTCTCTAACGACATAATTTTTATTATCCAATTCATACTTTTGATAAGAAGCATCATCCATTTCTTTGGGGTCCCAATCACTAGTTGTTCTTAACTTATACAATAAAGACTCCATGCCTCTATGCATTGGGTTCACAACTTCAAGTTCATCAATAGAATTACCACCTAATTCCTTCAAAATGTAAGAAACTTCCTTTTTATCCCAATTCTTAGGATCTGATTGTTTCTTTAATCTATTCAAGAAGTTATCATCATACAATCTCAATATATCTTTTTCATCCATCTTCATTGAAGACATATCAGGAATTGCATCAACCTCCTTTTCTTTGTTGTCACTTTTCTTCTCACCCTCTTCCTTCCTAACTTTCGCAGTATTTTCCTTGTCTTCTGGCATATCGCCACGTTCTTCCCTAAGATCAACTCTTTTTTCTTCAAGTTCCTTAGAGATTTTCTCAAGTTTCTCTGCTCCTAATTTCTCTATATTTGAGAACATCTTGTATTCACTCTCTCCATCATCCTCTGGCTCGTAATGCTTAGATAGAACTTCATAGAATGCATCTTCGTTCCCATCCTCTTGCAATTCCCTAAAGGTATCAGCAATAGCTTCAACGTGCTTCTTAGATTCCTCAGATTCCTTCTTGCCCTCTCCACTCAATTCCTTGTGTTCATTCTCAAGTCTGGTAGCGTGAGTAGTGAGTTCTGCTCTGCGATCAGGATCTTTCTCACTCTCTAGGTGCTTCTTGACCTTTTCTGCTAATTCCTTTTTCTTGATGATCAATGCCTCGTGGTCAGCAGATCGTTCTGTCTTTGGCTCTTCCTTCTTTCCACTCTTTTTTGCTGCCTCTGGTTGCTCCTGCCGTGTCTTCTTTTCCTTCTTGGGATCTTCGGTGGCCTTGACCCAAACTACGCTCTTTTTGCCATTCTTGTCTGTCTTAGTGACTTTCTTCAATCTGGATAGATCTTTTTTACCACCTGCTTTCTCTAATACATCAAGCATATTGCCTTCCTCCATCTCAATGGCCTTCTTGATGTCACCTGACTTGTATTTCTTGAAGGTAGCCAAGTCATACTTGTCCCAATCCTTAGGCTCTTTGTTCCACAGGTAGCTATTTTCACCTCTTCCTATTTTTGTCAATGTTTCTTGAACTTCCTTTTGCTTAGGATACTCAGAACGATCGCCTGATGGCATATTCCACTTAGTGTTGGAGCGATCACCTGTTGTGGTCTTTACTGGAGTGGTTGATTCTTTCTTGGTCTCAGGCTCAGATGATTTTGCACCTTTTCCTTTTGAATTCCAATCCTCTTCTGAGACATGCTTGATTTGAGATGCAGATAACATCACAGATTTGCTGTATCCTGTATTAGGATCTCTATCATAATCTATGGTGTAAGTCTTAGCTGCTTTCTTATGTAATCCATGTCTAACTTCACCAATTATTCCAACCTTACCCTTTACATCCTTTGGTCCACTAGTGATGATGATTCTACTTCCCGGCTTGAATCTACCACTTTTCTTGGCGGTTCTTTGAGAGTAGTCTTGTTCTGGTTCACTGAGTTTATTCTTAGGATCAACATCCCATCCACCCTCGTCAATCTTCTTGGGTTTATTCTTAGCGATCTCATCCTTCACACGTTGACGCTGCTCATCTGAAAGGGGCTTCATAGGCTCTTGCTTCTCACCCTTCCCGTTCTCCTTGTCTATGCGCTTAATCTCTTTGTCAGTTTGTCTTACTGTCGAGTCATTGTTCTTGTCTGATATCTTAGCCAACTTGCCAAATTGATCCTTTTTCGCACCTTTTTTAGGCAACTCAATCTTTTCTTTCTTTGCAGCATCTGGATAAATCTTTTTATGCTGCTCTTTAATTGCATCTGATGGATATATCTTCTCATGCTGTTTCCTCACACCATCTTCGATCTTAGCCAGCTTTGCCTTTTCCGTTGCTAAGATCGCCTCAGCCCGCTTCTTGGCTCCTGCTGGAGACTTAGGATTGGCCAATAAACTCTCTTGACGCTTGATAGTAGACTTGATCTCTTCTAAATCGTTCGACGTGTGTGACTTGTAGTCCTTGTGCTTGGGTTCCTCTCCTGTCTTGACCCAGACAGTTGTTTTCTTGCCATTCTTGTCAACTTTCGTGACCTTACGTAGCTTAGCAAGATTCTTCTTGGCCTTCTCTAAGTCATCAGACTTCAGAGCACCAGAATCAGCTGCCTTCTGAATGTCTGAACGATATTTGTTGATAGCATCAAGGTTATACACCTCTAATTTCATATCCTCAACAGCCTTGTTGAATTGATCTGAAGTAAGAACATAACCGAGATCCTCACCACTAAAATCAGCGATTTGGGATAGGTTAGCCTTAACAATATCTGCGGTGGTTCCGTTTTCAAGGATGCTGCTCATGATGAGAAAATTAACTTTTATTGGAGTTCTCTAAGGAACTTTATTAACTGTGGATGATTAAATCTTTGCTATGAATTTGCTTCTCTGCTTTCCCTTCCCAATAGACATTTTCCAGTATTTACTATACTCACAAGCCCACATTTCTATTTGATGTAATGTTAGATTACAACCATGCTTAGAAAAGTATCTCCTTGCAATGTCTTTGTTCCAATTGTAGAATTCAAAGTCATTGAAGTACTCGTGTAGATAACTTTTTGAGATGTTTCTTAGTCTTTCTAATCCCTTCTTCAATTCCTTGTCACTGGAAAGATTTGGCATGATCAGCCTCAATCCCAACTCTGCACCAGGTCCAATGTTAGTCCAAGTATTTTCATCCCACGAATTCATAGGCATCTTCCAATATCTTTCTGCGTATGTGAAACTAACATAAAATTCGTGAGCAATGAAACTGCCTACGCCGGGTATTGTCAATAGTAATTTATGTAATTCTTCAGGAGTTCCCTTCATCAATACCTTTCGTATTTTAGGCATTACTGAATGGACCTTAGGAAGAGTCAATCTACAAAATGCTTCATCTCTACTCAATCCCTTTCCAAAAGTACTATTAACATAATAGGATCCAGTGAAAGGATTCTGACCAGTTGCTCTAAACTCAGTAACAACTGAAAGGAACTCATCTTGATCAAAATCGTCATAATTAGGTATTCCACCCATAAAGTCAAATAGTTCAATCTTGTTGAATAATCTAAACACTATAATCTTCCAAATCAGATCTTTCTTGGAAATACTATGATCTAGCAGTATATTATGAATCTCCCATTGACTGTTTCTATCCAATTCGCGATATACATTGGTGAATCTGTTGTCTCTTAGTATTGGATCATTAGTCCAAGGTGCTTTTTCCTTGATTACATTTCTTTTGATGAAGATCTTTTGTCTTTCATACATTGTTCTGAAGAACTCATGCATATGAAATCCATCTAAAACTAGGTTCTTAGATGGAAGATGTTTAGCAAAAGATGATTCTTGATATTCTTTTTCCATAACTAATCCTTATTATTCCAACAACGAATCACTCTATCGAAAAATCCTGGATAATCTTCCATACCACTATCTATCAGCTTTTGTAGTGAAGGAATAATGTATACATTATCAAAGTGATCTCTTAGAATATCTAATCTTCTAGACAAATTTTTCAAGCTCTTGTCTCTGGTTAGATGATATTCCATAACCAATTTGTTGCATTTAGGTATGAACTTCTTATCTATTAATCCTAATTCGCTACCCTCTATATCCATTTTCACACCATCGCAACACAACTCTCTTAGGAATTCACCATATTTGTTGTTTATCTTTCCTATTGATCTACCAGATGCAAGATGGGAATATCTATATCTATCGGTGTCTTTCTTTCCACTGAAGAATTCTAATGAATCCTTCTTTTCAATAGTTATGGCTGAATTAACAGCTTCGTATCCATCTATTTTACTAATATTTAGTTTCAATATTCTGTAGTTGTCTTTATCTGGTTCATAGGATGTGACTTTTTTTGCTCCATTTTTGTGTGCATACAATGCAAATGCTCCTATATTACCACCTAAATCTAGCCACTCTTCTCCCTCTTCCACATCAAATCCTAATGGGATATGTCTGTAATCAGCTTTCTCTATAACTTCAATCAAGCAATTCAAATCAGTTGTGTTTTCCCTAAAGAAAATTGGATTATTGAATCCATCTATTGATATTTTAGTTACTTTTTCCATTTCTTAGATATTGCTTATTATGAATTCTTTGATTTCTCTATGAATAATATTGATGGATTTGTTTGCATCTATCTGAATATTGAAATCAACAATAGGAGTACAATTTTTGTGTTTTTCATGATGTGTTCCAGTCAATTTCTGTTGAATAATTCTAGTTTCCTTGTTTTTATTGCCAACATTTTTGTATACTGTGTCTTGAAGTTCAAAGTTCCACCAATCTTTTCTGCCTTTCTTAGCTGCTCTCCTCATGCATATCCTTTTATATGCACTCCAAAGATCCATCTCTAAGTGTATAGAAAAGATTGTAAACTTATCACGCAATCCTAATTTAACCCACTGATCATACCACTTTATTGTAGAAAACATACATTCAAGTATGATTATAGATACTCGATCATCTTCTATTGCTGCTTTCATTGTAGTCCCAATACCTTCTGCTTTTAGCTTAGGATATACTGAATCTAATCCAGTACATGCATTCTTTTGAACTTTGCCTAAAACTGCTAAATTGTGTTCTGGAAAGACTGTGTAGTAAACACCTTCCTTTTGAACACTTACAAAATTTACATCAGGACCACCACCAAATGCTTCTGTTAGTAGTTTACTTTGAGTAGTCTTACCTGATCCGTTACCACCATGGATCCATATGACTATCTTTTTCATTCTGTTTTCATTAGTATTTCCAATGCATCTATTCTTGGTAATTCCTTAGCAAATTCAGAATTGAGGATCTTCCCCTCTTTCTGATATGTCTTGCGAAGGTGTTTTGGGAACATTCCTATGTCTTTCCACAGCCTCTCGTCAAAGTTCTCACCCATGATGTCCCGATAAACAGCTGGATCCATGATCTTCTTTAATTCGACAAATTCTGCGATATCATGACCAACCCAGTATTTACCTGTCATCATCTTGTGCCATTTGCAAAAACAAGTCTCTACCTCTCCCATTCCAACTCCCCATGCTTTAGCTAGGTTTTCACCATATCTATTCCAAATTGGATAGATATCCTTACTGTATTGATGATCTCTACCATACAACCATCTGAGACCACCTACAGGTCCATCATTCTTGTTTGGATCTTTTCCATCTAATCCTAAGTCCAAGATGGCTAAGTTGGAATATCCTAATGATTTCTCAAACAATTCCGCTATCTTGAAGCTAGACCATTCGCCATGAAATGGTAGAATCATTAGATTATTCCTAAAGTCTATGTTGGAATCGAGCAATGGTGATTCTATTCTTCCACCAATATGTTCATGAATATCGTCAATCAAATCGGCAATACTATTGAACATAAGTATTTGATTTTCAGGATTTCTGCAACTACCTCGACGTTCATGGTTGAAATGACTAAGTGTTCCATTGCCTCTCAATTTCAGGAATTTTCCCATGTTCCACTCATGTCTCGTTGGCATGATCTCGCACATCTTTATAGCAGACTCTAAGCTATAGAAGGTGGAATAACAAAAAATGAACCACTCAGGTTCAAATGCATAGTGCTGAATGATGGAATTAACAAATGGATATACAGGATCAACATCTCCTGAAGCTATCAAGGCTCTGCTGTAGATCTCAAAGTCCCTAAAGTGCTTATGTATTTCCATGATTCACTACATCTGTTAAATCATCAGGATCTACATTGTAGATTTTACCATCTTCATCTTCTATTAAGTAATGATCACAATTTGACTTTGCATCATATATAGGCCATGAATATTTGTCTATCACTGTGCCTCTCTTGTTGGGCGTATCTCTTAGAGATCTGTCTATAAATATTACTGAATAACCAACTATACTCATCTTCTTAGTATTTTTAGTGACCCCGGCGGGAATCGAACCCACAACCTGCTGATTAGAAGTCAGCTGCTCTATCCAGTTGAGCTACGGAGCCAAGATGTTAGAGGACTCAACAAGACTAGTACTTTCACCATGGGCCTAATCTCTTACACGTATTTTGTCCTCTAACTGTGATCCGGGTGGGAGTCGAACCCACACAGACATTACTGCCTAAGGGATTTTAAGTCCCTCGTGTCTACCAATTTCACCACCAGACCTTGAAGGGAGATGCATCATTGACCTTGTATCCATTTCGTCGAGTTCACAAGATCACTTCAGCACCTCCCAACATAAAAATTAACCATAGTGAATTTCTGATAATCCAAAGTTGCTGGATGTATCTAATTGAACACCAAGTTCATATTCATAGTCGATCTCTATCCAATCCACATATTTGTCAATACAGTCGATGAAGTAATGAACACCGTTGGTTAAGGAAGTTTGGATAACACGGTGAATTGCTGACTTCTTCCAACCAGTTTCTAATGCTTTTTCTTGGAAATAAGCAACGATCTCGAATGGAGTGTAACTTCTCACAACAACAGGTAATTCGATTGTATCTAAGTGAATATTCATGGTTAATTTGTTTTCACTATTGTGGGCCTGGTAGGGATTGAACCTACGACTAATGAATTATGAGTCCACTGCTCTGACCACTGAGCTACAGGCCCAAAAGAGTAGCCCCCAAGATACTGTCATCAAGGGGGCTACCGCATTTTAGCTTCTGCCTAGCCTACTCTTACCAGCCAGTGCCTTTCTTAGCTGTTCCTGCCTTCACAGCTGCCTTCGCCTTGGCTTCTCCTAGTGCGGTACACAGCTTGTCTCCATCTTTGTTGAGACCTTTAGCGAAGTACCGACCATTTGCCGTCACATCGATCACAACACTCTTCACCATAGGCTCCATTTTCTTAGCCTTGACGTTGTATGCTTGCAATGTTCCGTCGTCTGTCGTTGTTTTCTTAGTTGTTGTTTTCGTAGACATTTTCTCTTTGTTTTAGTTTTTCTTGTTGGTTACAATGATACTGATGATGTTAAGAACTGTAGTTGAAAATCACTTGATTCCAAGAACATCTACCATCTTCTTACCTACATATCCACAGAGTATGGTAGAATTCTTAGCACCTCCTGTTACGCTCCATAACCAAGATTCGTGTTGATTTATGAAATCTGGAACGCCTTTCTTTAGATATGGCCTAAGTCCCTCATTGACTACCTTGATCTTGTTGTGATCTATACCTACAGTCAATACATCTTCTAAGTGAGTCAATAATCTATCAGATGCCTTCCCTATTCTAGGATCATCTACACCCTTAGGATTTTTCACTGTTGCTCCATCACCGAATGAATACATTCCATTACTCATCTCCACAAGCATAGACTGTTTATATGGAGCCCACTGACTCATCCTATTACCGTCTAACTTGATTTTCAAATCCAGTGTTGCTCCCCATAGTTTATCAAGTCCAAACCCAGAATGCTTAGAACCTGCTAGACTTAGAACTTCTGGAGTCATAGCGCCTGCTGCTACTATTACACCTTTCTTGAATTTGACATCAATTTCTCCCTTTCCACTAACTATTGTAACATATTCCTTATTGATTTTACTAATTCTCCCAACAAAATGTGATTCTTCATCAAGTAATATGTTGGAGCAATCAACTTGCTTGAATGCTTCCATCCGATCCTTTTCCATGTTATACACTTCAATGTCACGGATTCCATTGGCTAACCATTCAAGATTTTCCATCCCCTGAGTGACTTGCTCTTGAATTACCTTATTCACCCACCCATCCTTCCAAACTCCGAAACTACATTTACTAGCAGACATTGGATGATGGCTGTCAACAGTTAATACATCTTCACCCTTATTTGAAAGATTTCGGGCTATTGCTGATCCAAATAGACCAGCACCTACAACTATATAATCAATCGTATTCTTCATGATTTCAAAGGTTATTTTTTACATAAATATCATCATCCTCTAATGATGTAATTGATATAAGATCAATCATATCTATGTAGTGAAAACAAGTTCGTTTCAATTCATCAGATACTACAGTGATTGATTTCTCTCCCTTGCTATTAGTTGATTCAAACTCAAAACCAGCTATAACTGTCTTAAACCCTAAAGAGTGAAGACAACGAATCAATGGAATGTAGTCAGAGTCAGGTGTCATCAATACAACATAGTCAGGCTTCAAAGTGATAGCATTCAGAATCGTCTGGGATGCAAAATTAACTGTTAAACCCTTTGTTGTATTTTTGCCTCTCTTTTCTCTAATGGGTGAATACCTGGAAATCACATTGTTGTACATCAGAACGTCATCGAACACCCGATCAAAACTAATCTGATCTGAATTGTTGGTAGTGTCAATGTCTTTTGTGCTGTATCTACCTCTGAAATAATCAGATTGAACAGTTCTTACATCATCATATAAGACATTCTCCAAATCTTTCGATATTGCATCAGCAATGAGATTAGATACACCATCAAAAGACATTCTAGATCTTTTCACATGATCATAATACATATGGTTATTTACATGAAAAAAGTAATTACCATCATACGAAATTATCAATCTCTTCATTTCACTTGTTCTTTAGTAACTTCTTTGGATTTGAATATTAACTTCTCTAATTCTCTAACAAATTCATTGATTTCATCAGTGAATTCACCATCATTTCCTGATAATGTCATCAGTGAAGAATATGATCTATTAGCTAAATCTAAGTAATCTGATGCTTCATCCTTAACTACAACTCCACTATCTTCGTCTCTTATATCACCTCTGTTGTATTTTATGATGAATTCTATTGCTTCTGAGAATTCAATCTGTTCCTCAATGGACATTGAAGTGTTCAATATCAAAATCATAGGGGATGAATCGTTCCCCATCTTTTGTGATAAAATATTGACAGAATCAATGAATCTATCCTTGTCTTTCTTTCTTAGATTAGAGTATGGTATTTGCCAAGCTAAATCTGAAATATCTAATCCGAAAATTGTGTCTATTGTTGCTTTTGAATAGTAATAGTCCCCCATCACTTTGTACATAATTGGTACTAATAGTTCCATGTACTCATCATATTTCTTCTTAGCATTTACCATCACTCTCATGATTTAATTGATTCTCCCTTTAGGTAGGTTAGGAAGAAAGGGATAAAACCCCCTCCCCTTTGTAGTATATTCTCCCTCAGTATAGGTTACAGTAAGTGAAAGGTGGGACCCCAAACCCGTCAACACTAAGCTCTGCTTATGCCAATAACCATAGTAATATTAGGGTTAATATGACTCATCAATTATCTTCTTCAATTCATTCCTAAGATATATGCTTATCTCAACTATCTCCATCTCATCAGTAAATAAGGATGTACTGTAATTACTGTGAGGTACTGCCTTCAAATATAGTGAACGAAATCCACGCAATTTGCTTGACAGATTTTCTTGCGTCTTACGTGCGATCTGAACCTCACTTGGATCAATACCCAACTTGACACTCCTTCGTTGCCTTAAACGCATGAAATTGACGTCCTCGCTGACATCTAATAATATCGTCCAAAGCACGGCATCCTTTGCCTTGAATAATTCAATCCATTTACTAGTAGCCATGATACCTTCCACTATCACTACTTGAGATGCATCAAATGCTTCATCAAATGAGCGAAAGATCTGAAACTTACTACCCATCGTGTCTGTTCCACTGCACTGTCTGTCTGTCAATCGACCAACATTAGTGGAGAATGCATTCATCTTAGTGTATGCAATCTTCTTGTTATTCTCTATCCATTCAACTATTTCTATTGATCTATCGTCTAAAATATCTGAAAAGAAATCATGGATCACTCTGGCTTGTGTGGTCTTACCTACTGAATTGCCTCCGATGAACCAAATGATTAGTTTCTTATACATCAAGCATCTTTTTGATCATAGCAATAGGCATCTTCTTCAGGCTTGTCTTCTTCAAGAACTCACCTAATCCAACTACCCTATTCTTCATTTCTGGTAGCTTCTTCAACTCCGTCCTCATCTTTTCCTCCTTAGCCATCACAGAGTTGAACACATCCATATCAAGATGTTTCTCAATTGAATCCTTGACAATGTTGTGAAGTACATTCGGCTCTAATGCATCAACTTCCCAAGAAGATTTTCCATAGTTTTCAATGTACCATTTTGCTCTTGGATCAGATATCTTAGCTGGATTAGGTGGTGGATCGTATTGATCAATTTGACGCTTAGTTATTGCAATGGGTATCACACTAACTTCTGTTCCGAACACATCATTCAATCTGTTAGGAATATCGTGAGAAACCATGTCAAGACCTGATGGATCATGGTCACCAAGATATAGAATAGTGCATTCTTTCCCATTATTAACACTATCTTGGATGCGATTATAGGCATCAAACATGGCAGTTGTAGATGAATAGCCTCGATTTACCATCAAACGTACACCATAGTGATATGTTACTCTCGACATGATGTTAGAAATAGCATCTTTTTCTACCCAAAGTTCAACATGGACACCTTGACCAATAGTCCTGTCCAATCTGAAATGATGAACAGCATCAGATACTGCTTGTTCTACGCTACTATTGAAGTATGGAACATCAGGAACACGTACACGATCTTCTATCGCATCCCAATCGACTATTCCACCCAACCTGCCTTTCGTTAGAAGATTACCGATCTTACTGTATTCTTTCACATTATTTGCTATAATATCCTTTGATACCAAGCGATAGTATAGTTGCCTTAAGGTCAATCTGTATCCTTGAGCTGCATAATCATCAATTATGCTATTGATCCGATTCAGCTTGATCGTATTGGCCCTACTGAATCTAACGTCTTCAAATTTGATCTTCATCTTATTTTGTATCTGGTGTGTACCAAATTTCAAATTCTTTTGTATCCTCCGATTGGTTTGTTCCAATTTCTGTGTATAATTCACAAATTTCGCACTTTGGATTGATAGAGACGTGGTCAGGACAATCTATTACTCCATTCCTCATGTCATGGGCTATCTCTTCATACAATTGGCTTCTCAGCCATCCATTAGTGTAGTAAGTAATAGTATGATGAAGATTCATACTGAAGATCTTACCAATAGGCGCACGAATTTCTAACTTTTCTTCAGTATTAAGCAATAGACATCCACATTCTTTTGCCTTTAATATCAATTGATTCTTTCTCATTCTATTATACATTGGAAACTCAATTTGCCCCACAACCGGATTGCTGTGGGGCTGTTCCTGTTGTCACTTGTAAGTTATCTCGCTGTAAAATGGGGAATGACAAGTTCCACATTTCCACAATGCACCACCTTCATCTAATGGATCTCTCAATCCAACTTGATGATTACTTGAACAATTAGGGCAAGATGGGATATTGTGAAATTCCTCAAACATGTAAGGATTGTTCAAAACTGTATCCAAATACACCTCATGCTCTTTTGCAAAGATTTGATCTGGATAATCCTTTACGGGAGTCTTGAAATTTGAGATTATTGTCTGAATTCTTGGATGATTCCTACCGTATATTCTACGGATCTTCAATCCAACACGAATATGTTTGGAGTTGATCATTTTATCAAAGTTGGGACTGCGCTGCAGCCAAAGTCATGAAGGAATGTTCACCAATGGTGATATCCTTAGGATTTCCAGTGTCGAACTTATTGATTCGATAGATCCTTCCAGTGCCTCTGATCTGGCTGGAGATGAATGAATAGACCCCTCTGAAGTCCCTCTTTGAGTTCTTACTGATTGGATCCACCATTACTGGATGTCCATGCGTCTGAATACTTTGCTCTCCACCTCGATGGTCAACGAATAGGTACTTTTCTCCACCTGCTGCTTCACGATGCATAATGCGAAGGTCTTGAATGGTGAAGCGAATTTCCTCCCTTCGTTTTGCACTTCTTTGTTTGTTCTGAGCAATTCTTTCAGTGTTTTTGTACTTCTTTTCAACTCCGTTCTCATAATACACGGTTGTCTTGGGAACACTTACCTTGTTGCGGTTTTTGTTTGCTGGCATCTTCTTGGGATTTGTTTGATTAAACCTTAGTGAGTAGTGTTTATGTTTGCACCCACTTTACAAACGATGGAAGTCCACAGCGATACAGCTTGTCGTGCTGTGAGTTTGAACTCTTTCATGAATTTATGTATCGAATCAGTCTGTTTGTCTGGAGAATCCATAGCTCCAGATGACAGATGATTCTTCACACTCTGCTCCATGTAATAGATCGGTTCAAGGTCTTTCATTTTCGTTAGAGCTTCTTATAGGGTTAGGGTATGAGTTTGGTAATGACCAAATCTGTTAGTGTGGAGCGACATATATCAGCCGTTTCTTTTTGATTTTTGGTCCTAGCATCAGCAGCATAAGAAGCATCAGCAGCAGCAGTAGCAGCAGCAGCAGCATCAGCATAAGCATCAGCAGCATAAGCAGCAGCATAAGCAGCATAAGAAGCATCAGCAGCAGCATAAGCAGCATAAGAAGCATCAGCAGCATAAGCATCAGCATAAGCAGCATCAGCAGCATCAGCAGCATCAGCAGCAGCAGCAGCATAAGCATAAGCAGCATCAGCAGCAGCAGCAGCTAGTTCAGATCCAGCCGCATTCCCTCGTCCATAAGCCTCTGCTACTTCCACCGCTTTTCTACTACATTCTTCCTTCATTAAGTGTAGTACGGTCTTAGCGCACAATGCCTTGGCTAAAGTCAAAGTGCGTTCATCCACACCGCATCTTTGTGCTATCCACAACATCCAGTCACCGCGTGGACATTGTTCCCATGCTTCCTGAAAACTTGTGAATCGTTGACGGTACATCATGGCCTCTGAGCATGGATTGTACTTAGTAATTTCAGGCTTGTTAATCATTTTCGTTAGTGTTTTGTATTTAACTGTCAGAGAATGTGTCAAAAATCTTCTCTATTACTCCACATCAAGGTGTTTCTTGATCTTGGCACACACGCTCTCATATACGCTGATGTGTACGAATGGATTGTTGAATGTCTCTGGCTTGCTCCTGATGACCTCTTGTGTCATTGCACCGATCTTGATGATGCGCTCTCTCAGGATAGCCGCCTCAATGCTGCTCAAGTCATTGTAAAGTGCCTTGAGAAGTTGCTCGTTAGTCTTGATCTTCTTAGCCATTGTTGTGGTGTTTTAGTGTGTTGTTAGGCCCTCTTGCACTCGATCTCAAACACCTCTTTGGCCAATTCCTCTGCTCTTTCCCGTGAAATGTCATCATCTTCAAGCATACATTCCAGCTGATCTGCCACAGCTTCGATGTTGCTGAATGGCAATTGAAGTTCCTCTGGTGAGTCCTCATTGATCTGGGTGAGGATCCTGTGTAATTCTTGTGCGTTTTGCATGGTGTGGTTGTTTTTGTTTGTTTTTCAACAAGGCAAAGATCTAACCTCAAATGTCAATAGTCAAAATTTTTTTTCGCAATTATTTTTCTACCTTGATGGATAACTGACAGAGGATCTATAAATAAATTTTTGATTCATACTAAAGATCTTTAGTTGCTTAAACCTTAGTCATAATTGTCAAGAGAAAATGTGACACTTTATTTTGTTTCTCCGCAACGATCGACCTCAAAGTCATAATCTGATCCAACGAAAGCATATGAATCAATCTCGCAAAGAATCTGATGAGCAGAACTGAGTGCAGTCCTTCAATTGAAACCACCGAAAATGGCAGCAGGCTGGAACACCACGATCCAGCCTGCCTTTCTTGAGATCTCCCGCACGAAGATCTCTTGAATGTTAGTAATTATTAGGACAACAGCATGTATTCTGCCATTTCTTCCCAATCTTCCATTTCTCCGTTGCGCTCCGCAGCAGTCCGGATGTTGATGACCTTGATAAGCGTGCGGAAGTTGAGGTCAGATGTCTCATGCTTCCACTTTTCCACAATCGATAGAGCCTCTTCTTTGATCTCCATCGATACGCGCTGCTTAACCATTGGTAATACCGTGCGCATCCGTTCGATCTTCTCATCAATGGTCATACTTACATCAACGCAAGTAGAGCGGCTGATGATTGCCTGATGAATTTGATGACGTTTCATGTTACTGATGAAGATGACGCGCCCTGTGAACTCAAATTCGTTAGGAATATCTGATTCTTTGTTACTGATCCAATGAACAATGCGCTTATCGTATGAATCCAAAGCACCTTTCAAGATATTCCGGGCAATATCGTTCTTCAAAACTTCATCACAATCATCAAAGATAACTAACTTATCCTGATGCATATACAAAGTATTGTACAAACCTTTTGCTGTACTGTATCCCTTTACAGAGATATAATCAACACCTTCCACAAGTCCGTTGATTTCAACTTGATCCATTACAGTCTTTGTCTTGCCCAGTCCACCATCTCCGGTGATTATGGCACTTACGCTCTGCTCCTTGATGACCATCTTCACAAGACTTGCCAAGAAACTGAAACGCTTGTTTATGTTAAATTGCTTGGCAGGCTTGAACTCTCGCACATTCACTTCTCCTGTAATACTTGTGGAACTCAGAAAAGCCTCCCCTGCTCCCTCTGCAATTGCTTCTCCTGTCACTTGAAACTTACCAAATGCTCTCCAGATCGGCTGACGTCCAGCAAGTTTGATGTAAGCCTCATTCTGTTTTGTCCAGTGAGAGAACAGCCCCTCCACGATATTGCCTTTCACCTCTGTAGATACTGGAGTGTTGGGCATCAAATCAGGAAGATTTGGATTCGTGTGGTTGCTCTTTGGGTTGTTAGAGTTTACTGACATTGTGCGGTTGTTTGTGGTGTGGTGTTTGTTTACGGTGGCTAATTAACGGCGCAGAAATTAATAGTCAAAACCTTTTGACAATTATTTTCTATCGTGACACGTAACTGACTAAGAATCTATAAATAAATTTTTCCCACTATGTATAACTTTGATTACCTTTCTCGATTTAGATGCAGTTAATCCATCTGAATTGAAGTCACTTGTCAATGTTTGGTATCTATTTATTGCATGATAGTTAGAATCTGCATCAACACATTTGATGAATTTTCCATTCTTGTATATAGAATATCTTGCCATGATATCATGTAACCATAGGAAACAGCGAACCCCCATTGCTGGGGGTCCACTACTCTTCAACCAACCAAACAACAACCTCTGCCTTAGCTGTTATCGACCGAAAGAATACTCACAATATTGCTGAATGCGCCAACTTTAGTGGTGTCAGTGACGCGAACCTTATAGTAATAGGTTGTTGCATCCTCAATCGCTGTGTCTGAATATCCAGTTGATCCTGATCCCATTACAGCTACTCTTTGGAAGTTTCCATTCCCCTCAGTGGATCTCCAAATTTCCATTCTAAGGGATCCAGTCCAACTTAGCTCATTGGACAACGAACTTCCTTCAGCTTCAACTGCGATCGTTGGTGCTGCTGTAAGTTCTGTATTGAGTAGATAAGGATTACCAGTTGGTCTAATCTTGTAGAGTGTATAGCCGTTTGCCTTAGCGTATGTTGTCATAGCAGTCTCTGTAATCTCAACACCCAATTGAGTCACTGGCAGCTGTTCTTTCACAGATTGAGCACGATAAGCATCACTATACTCTTCTGTTGAAGGTACGAATGATGCTTCATCTTCCTTAGTGAATAGCCCACGGATCTGGATTGATCTTCCGTCTGCAGATGAAAACTTGTAGATTGATTGGTTCATTTGTTTTTGTTTAGATTTAGTTGTTATTGCAGGTTACCATCAATGGCCCATGTGTCGGTGCCAGCAGCCTTGCGGTAGGTGGCGAAGGTCAGTGGTGCATTAAGCAGCAGGAGTCCAATTATGATTATGCTTGTCATGGGTGTGTTTGGTTTGTGTTTGTAGCCGCCTCTCCGGATATGAAACGAAGGATGGTCATGGTCCGTGATCACACCGCAGAGTAGGTTATCTCCAACCCAAGGATATAAAGCGATGCGCCGTATGTTTCGCTGAAGTATTCGATGTTTATGAGCATCAGATCACCGGACCCAATAGGGTTCAACGAAACCGTGTCGAGTACCAT